CAGAAGATCGACAAAATTTCGCGCAAGCAATGTATACGGCTTATCTAGTTTCATTACGTAATGAAACTAGTTCTGGCCAGACTGTAACCCCTGTGTCTGGCCCTATCACTTCCGAAAAGGAAGGTGATATTCAGATTTCTTACGGAACTGCATCGTCTACAACTGGATCATCTAGTCGTCCCGCTTCCGATCCATGGGATGCATGGAATAGGATGTGGAGTCGTTGCGGGCGTGGTGCGATTATGACTCGTTATGGCGATCCAATGAAAAGTGGAATTGCGCTAACTGGCGAGTTGTATCCACAAGCTTTGAATGTTTGGTTTCCGATATGGTAAAATTCATTGACAAAGACAGAGGATATAAACGAATCAAGATCGATATGAAAGCACTAGACGGTAAGGCGGTAAAAGTTGGCGTAATGGGTGGCGCAGAAAACAATGGTGTTGCCATCGTTGACTATGCGGTATGGAATGAATTTGGAACGTCACGGATTCCGGCACGTCCATTCATGGCTAAAACCGCTGATGAAAACCGAGACACAGTGCAGAAGTTTGCTGGTTTCTTAATCGGAAAGGTTATCGACGGACAACTTAGTGTTGATCGCGCACTGAAAAACCTTGGCGAGTTTTATCAACTCAAAATCCAAATGAATATCAGAACGGCCAAGGAATGGGCTGAACCGAATGCACCTGCTACTATTGCAATGAAAGGTTCTAGTTCCCCATTGATAGATCAAGGAAGATTGGTGCAATCTATTCGTTACGAAATAGTTGGCGCTAGCAAGTCTAGCGATATGGGTAGTTCTGGCAGTGGAACAAGTAAAGGTGCCGCTGCGGCAATGCGGGTAATGTCAAAGCTTAGTGGTTTGACCTAGTGGCAACATCGTTTCGAATGCCATTCCAAGTTTTGCGCCGGAATATCGGCTATTGGCAGAATGGCGTTTACAAGATGAGTGATGATGCCGGAACGATGCAAACCATTATGGCAACAGTGCAAATGCCTAGTGTTGGCGACAAGATGAAAATCGATGCTTCACCGTATGGACGCAGAGCATCCAGATTCATTACGCTTTATACCGACACAAGGTTGAATTGCGTTAGCCAAGAAGTTGAAGGTTTGCGTAATTCTTACGCTGGCGACATCATCTTTTACGACAATTCCGAATATCTATTGTTTGCTGAATTTGACTACACAATGCTAAGTCGTTCTAGGTCTACTAACGTTTCGCATTGGAAATATCTAGCTTGTGAAACAATCGAGGGGTTTGTTGCAGAAGTGGCACCATGATTCAAAAGCTTTGGGAATTGATCGATTATACCATCAACACCTTGGGCCAGGAGAATGTCCCGGTCATTTGGTCGTTTCAAAACGCAGCAAGAATCAACAAGCCTTACATTACGTTGAATTATTCTGCTAGCGATTTGCCGGACCATGATTGGTATAGTAACGAAATCGATCTAAGTGGTTTTCGCACAATTGGCTCCTGGCGCAGAGCAACGGTAGACTTGCAAGTATATTGCTCGCAAGATTCGATGCGTTTAGCAAGTAAACTATCTATGCTATTGTCAACAGAGAAAAGTCTAGACAAACAAGTGGAATTGGACGTTTCGATTGGCAATCGTCTATTCCTGGCGCGCGTTCCTGCATTGTTGAACAATTCGCAATACGAAGATCGCGCAGTGTATCATTTCGATTTCCTTTACACTGAGAGCATGAAGGAAGATGTTGGCTTCATTGCTACTGTGGAAATCGAAGGTGATTACCAAGGCGGATTGATAGATTTGACTGATCCGGACAATCCGAAAACAAAATGCAACATGGTCATTTCTGTTCCGTATCCAGAGTTTCATGCGAAAAATGAGGGAGAGTCTTAATGGCTAATATTGACCGTATCGTTCAAGTATCTATTTCGCTACGGACTGCGGGAATCACCTCTGCAACGTTTAGTGATATGCTGTTGTTTGGACCATTCATTAAACCGAGTGGCGAAACGGCAAACGTATACATCATTACTGATCCGGATGAACTTGTCGAAACGTTTGGCGTTTTGGTTTCGGAACCAATGTATAAGGCGGCATCAGTATTCTTTAGTCAAATTCCTCATCCTCCGCGTTTGTTTATTGGCCATGATGCTAATGCCGCTGATGTAACGACTGATCTTGTAGCTATTACCAATGAGAATAATGATTGGTATGGCATCTGCGATGTTCTTCATGACGAAACCAGAACGCTTGATATTGCCGAATGGGTAGAAGCGCATGAAAAGCTTTTCGTTACTACGCTGAGTGATTCCGTTAGCATCTCTGCGCCGCCTACTGATACCACTTCGATAGCGTATCAATTGATGAATGGTAATTACTTCCGCACTGCATGGTGGTGGAATCCTAGCATTACGGAATTTCCTGATGTCGCTATCGCATCGAAATCGTTTACCAAATACCCCGGCCAGGAGACATGGGCTAATCAACGTTTGTCGGCAGTAACATCAACGTTCCTTAGCGAAACAACTTACAGCAATATCTCTGGCAAAAATGGCAACACTTTTGAACCATTCCGTAATGTTAACATTACTCAAAATGGTAAGGTATCTGGTGGAGAATGGATTGACGTAATTCGTTTCCGCGATTGGTTGTGTGAAGAAATCAAGGTTACGATCTTCCAACAAATGATCGATAACCGGATTCCTTACACTGATCCTGGCATTGCAATAATTCGTAGTCGTTTGCAGCAAGCTTTGGATCGTGGCGTAAATCGTGGTGGCATTGCGCCTCCGGAAGTAGATATCGAAGGCAACTATGTTCCGAGTTATACTATTTCCGTTCCGCTTTCTATGACGATTTCTGCCAATGATAAAGCGAATCGAATCTTGCGTGACGTATACTTCACTGCTAGGCTTGCTGGCGCAATTCATGTTGTGCAAATCCAAGGAACCTTGACTTACGAATCAATTGCCGTTGGCGCAACAGCGGCTTAAAGGAGAAGTATAGATGCCGGGTATTCGCACTTATAATGCTGCCAAGATCGTTGTTATTTACAACGGTTTCAATATCACTGGTTTTGCTGATGGAACGTTTATCAATATCACGCAACAGAATGATGGCATAACAACGCAAGTTGGTGCCGATGGGGAATTGGCTCGGGCCGTTAATACTGATCGTCGTTGCACTGTCACCGTTACTCTCCAGCAAACATCGCCAGCAAATGATTTCTTGTCCACTATGTATAGTATTGACGCTCTTACTTGTGGCGGTCGTATCGGCCCTCTTCTGATTCAAGATTTGTGTGGCGATACGATTTTTGCTGCATCGGATGCTTGGATTGTTAAGCCTGCCGATATTGAATTTGGCAAGGAAGTAACGACTCGCGCATGGGCAATTCATACTGGTGCGCCCGCAGTTTATCTAGTTGGTGGCAATGGACTCTCTGGTTAAGGATTCGTTATGGCTGCGGAATCTAAGCGTATTGAATTTGTATTAGACAATGGCAACAAGTTTTACATCAGGAGATACGATGCGTTTCTGTCACTAAAAATATTAGGTGAAGTGCAGAAACGATTTCTTGCTCCAGTTGCCGCGCTGCTAGAATCTAGAGAAGCGGTCAATGAAAATGGCCATGATGCTTTTGGTAGCGCGGTTGAAAAACTTTCTAGAAGTCTTGACGGTGATGGCTTAGTTGAATTAGTGAAACGAGTCCTTCATCCTGATTACATTTCGGTTGTGATTGACGGTGATGCGCCAGAGAAGATAGATGAAGGACTTTTGAATCGTTCCGTTGATGGGGTATATGATATCGTTGCATTAGTAGTTAAGATCTTGGAGGTGAATTACAAAGAACTTTTTACGCGAGGCAAGAACCTTATTGGCGAGGCAACGTCCAATACGGCAGTTCATTAGGGGTCTTGCGAGAAGATTTCGAAGAAGAATTGATTGTTTGGCGTCCTATAATGGAGGGTTTAGTGACAGTTGCGGAAGTGAAATCAGGAGTAGTAGATATCATTGACATAATGAAACTAAACGCTTTGATTGATATGAAAGCGGCACACGAACAACACGAATCAGAAAAAGCCCGCGCAAAGTAAGGGACCGTTAGTTGGCAGTTGTTCGCGAACTAGTAACGTTACTTGGGACGGAAGTTGATCCGAAAGGATTCCATGAATACGAACGCGGAATTGAACGGGTCAAAGCCTTAGCTATTAACGCTGGCAAACTGATTGGCATTGCGTTTTCTATAGATAAGATCGTAGAGTTTGCCGATAGTCTAGTTAGTGCTGGTAAAGAAGTGAATCGTTTGGTTGGGCAATTGAAAGCAATTGCCCGGCCAATGGATGATATTGATACTTTGCAACAAGGTGTATTCGAAACCGCACAGAAACTTGGCGTTGAATATGCTGGCGTATTAGCAACGTTCAAAGAGTTTTATTCGCAAATGCGGGAAACTACTGTTCCCGCCGATCAGATTTTGCAGACAACCGAAAACATTTATAAATCGTTACAAGTTGGTAGAGCGTCAGCGGAACAAATCACGCAAACAATGGATTTGTTTTCGCGTTCATTCCGCCGTGGTGGAATGCGTTCCGTTGGCATTGGAATGTTGGAGCAACTATCGCCAGCTTTAGTCGATAAGTTGATGGAACATTTCAAAGTCAAAAGTATCACAGATTTGCGGGAGATAGCTAAAGCTGGAAAGATTACGGCAGCGGAAATTGTTAAGGCGCTAGGTCAATCCGATGCAGAACTGAATGAGAAATGGTCAAAGACTCCACAGAAACTTGGCAAAGTATTTACGCGAATATTCAATGATCTAGTAAACGTTACAGCACAAATCTACAAGTTAGCTGATGCCTCTGTATTTATGGGGCAAATGGTTTGGTGGGTTTGGACTCGATTTACCTCTGTTATCAAAACGGTTACGCAATCTCTTGGCGGACTCAAGAACGTTATTGAACTGGTTGGCATTGCTATTGGCGTTTCGCTAATTCGTCCATTGATTTATGCCACCGCAATAACGATTCGATGGGGTATTGCTAGTGCGGCAGCATTGTTGCCATGGTTGTTGATGGCGGCAGCGATTGCTGGCATTGCACTTGCGTTACAAGATTTGATCTATTGGGTGCAAGGTAAAAAGAACCTAATCGGAACGTTTGTTGGGCCGTTTGAAGATTTGAAGGAAAACTTCAAAAGCCTAGATATCTTCGCAGGGTTTAGGTTTATTAGTGATGTATTCAAAGGAGATTGGGAAGCCGCTTTTAGAGATTTGAAAATTGCCTTGACTGATACTAAGGCAATCGTTCTTGAATTGACCGCACTAGTTGTTGCAACGTTTGCGGTTTGGCAATTCATCAAATTTTGGAATTTGATTACAAGTATCGGCGCAGTTAAGGCGGAAGTTGTTGCAGTAGAAGGTGCAGCTAAAGCATTAGGTCCAGCCTTTAGCGGAGCTAACACTGGCGCAACAACTTTACTTGGCACACTTGGCAGAATTTCGTTACTACTTGGCGCAATTGCTTTTCTGTATTGGGCAGTCAAGCCAAGTAAAACTGTTGATCAAGCATCGGAAAATGCAGGTTTGGGTAGACCAGAAGGAAACGCTGATCCGTTCTTTGCCCATTCAACCGAGACTCCATCTGCGGATGCGAAACCACTTTCTAGTATTACTGGTGGAACTAATGCGGGAAGAAAACGAGCATGGCAACAATGGGTAAATAGAAATCTTGGTTGGACTGGTATTCATCTTGGGCCAAGAGAATCTACTGATGCATCCTTGATGGTTGATCCTGCAACCGCAATGATGTTGGGCGGCGATATGCCAATGCCGTTAGGTGATCCAACAGGGGGAGTGCAAGCGCGAAACAATTGGATCGGTAGAAATTTTGGAACCGCAGTGCCCGGAATCAAATCGCTTAACAAACAAGATTGGCTAAGTAGTGGCACACTATCAGGAATGCCGTCCATCCCGCCAGGAGCAATTGGCGGTGGAATTGGTGGCGGTCCAACAACGAATAACGTTCAACCAACATTCAATCAAAACGTTGGTGGCATAACAGTAAACACTACTCTAGATGCAGAACAAATCGGTCGTGTTGTTAGCGAAAAAGTAACGACCCTATCGGGAGCAACTTTCGATGCATTCGCCAGAAGTCTTCAAGTATCCAGCCCCAGAGTGGAAGCGCCGACGCAATGAAGTCCATTTTGGAGGCTTCTGTATTAGACATGGTTTTAGTTATTCTGGCGGCAATTGCGATTATTGTATTGGTGAACAAACTACTATTTGCGAGTTTGTAGAACAATGGACTTCTCTTGGTTCTTCTCTATCGGACAAAGCAAGTTAGGGTATTTGTCCTTAGATGTTTTGGTAACGGAAAATCTTTCGTTGCCAAGTAAGGTAACGGAATATCCAGTAGAAGATGGCGATGGCGACATTACTGATCACATTACTGCGGGAAACGAAGAACTAACCATTACAGGTTCGATTGCTTCTGGTAGCGCATTCGGAATGGAATTTGGCTCGAAGTGTTATTCGAAGATGATTGATGCGATTGATCAACTAAGGACAATGCATAAGGAACGTAAAGTCATTACGATAGTGACTGGACTTGGTAAATACGAGGATATGGCTTTCACAAATTTGACTATTGATCGTAACAATAGTCCGCAGTCAGGTGGCCAATGGTTGTCAATCAATGCTAGTTTGCGGAAGATTAGAAAGGTTGCGTTAAAGCAAGCAGATTTGCCGCCGGATAAAGCAACAACAAAAGATGGTGCCAATGGTAAGACTGGCAAAACAGATAAGAAGACTGGCACTAGTGGCACGCCAAGTAAACCGCCAGAACCCGTGAGTGCAGCAAGAACATTGAGTCCAGTTAAGGGTAGTTTGCCAAGTGTTCGTGGTGAGATTCCGTAATGGCATTTGTTCTTGAAGTTGCCGATCTAAACAGTCAAGCATTCGAAGCAACGCTTGATGATATTCTTTACTATATCGTTTTGAATTGGAATGAATCTGGTCAATACTGGACTATAGCTATTCGCAATTCCGCTTATGTAACGATAATCAATGACATTTCGATTTCGGCTAACTTTCCATTGACTCGCCAGTTCCGTTATGCCGACATGCCGCCAGGAGAGATTGTCGCACAAAGTTTCTATTACAGAAGCGGACCAATTCCACGCGATGGTTTTGCTACTGGCAGGTATCAATTGGTTTACTACACGCAACAAGATTTATTGCTTGCTGGAATTTTGCCCGCATTAGGATTTACCGCCAGTGCTATTTGATCGTGTATATCGTTTGTTAGTCGGAAAGAAAGGCCAAAGTCAAGGGTTAGAGATAACCGAATTGCGTATTCAGTTTGACATCGAAAAGACTGCTAAGAAGAATCCGAACAAAAGTTCAATTAAGATCTACAACTTGAAGAAAGAAACGAGAGCGGAACTAGAGAAACCTGATACTCGTTGCGTATTGTATGCAGGATACAAAGATGATGCCGGGCCAATACTTATCTTTCAGGGGGCCGTTACTTTTGCGTGGTCTAAGTTTGAATTGCCTGATGTCATTACGGAACTTGAACTTGGCGATGGCGCAACAGAAATTCGCGATACGACAATTTCGGTTGGGTATGGCAAAGGTGTTAAATCGACGCAAATACTCAATGATGTTGCGAAAAAGATGGGCACTCCGTTAACGTTACCAAGTAATGCACCGGAACGATCTTGGGCAAATGGCTTATCGCATCATGGTTCTGCAAGAGCATTGCTCGATAAAGTGGTGCAAGGAACTGGATTAGAATGGTCAATACAGAATGGCAATCTTCAAGTAATCAAATCCGGCATGGTTACTACTAGGCAAGGAATTGAACTATCGGCGGATTCCGGTTTGATTGGTTCACCGGAACGGGAACGAAAGTCTAAGGAAGGAACTGCGGAAGTTACAGATACTAGCAAGAAAAAACAGAAAGTCAAAACTGCAACCAAACATCATGATGGTTGGAGCGTAAAAGCATTGTTACTTCCTGATCTAGTTCCTGGCGATCGGATCAAACTAAAGACTAGAGATGTTGATGGAATCTTTCGGATTCAAGAACTAAAGCATCGTGGTGATAGTCATGATGGTGATTGGCAAACCGAATTGAAATTGATTGATCCATCGGAACCATTGACAGATAAACCATCGTCCGGAGGAAAAGCTAGTCGTGGTAACGAAGATCAAGAGGAAGCGTTAGATGCAGAGGATGCGGGCGCGTAATGTTTTCTGATCCAAGAGAAGCGATTCAATCTACTGTTGAATCAATCTTGTCAGACAAGATCAATACTAGTATGCCTGCATCAATTGGTTCTTACGATGCAGCAAGAAATCGTGCGACTATCAAAGGAGATTTACCGAAACGATTAGATAGTGGTGAACAGCTTGAATCGCCACAAGTTGTTGAAGTTCCGGTTTGTTGGCCATCGGCTTGTGGTGGTAAAGCATCTCTTACGATGCCGTTACAAGCTGGCGATCCACTAGTCTATTCTGTGCAGCAACGATCTTTAGAAGGTTGGTTAGATGGCAAAAGAACAATGCCGGATGATCCGCGCCAATTTGATTTGTCTGACGGAATAGCTTTTCCTGGCGGCGGGGCTAATGGAACTGTTGCACATTCGCAAAATGTTGTCTTGAAGTTTGGTGAAGCTAACGTAACGATTTTCCCTGATGGGCAAATTAGTTTGGGCAATTCAAAGGGAAGTATCACGATAGATGCTGGCGGTGTAATGACTTTGCACGCGCAAAGTATCAAGATCAGCACTCCGGCTAATAGTTTCACTCTTGAAACGCATAAGCATTCGCAAGGATCGGATGCACATGGCGATGCAGAAGTGCCAACCAATCAACCGCTTGCAGGTTCATAATGACTTACGATCTTGCCCTGAATCGTCTTGATCACGACATGGTTTTTCATGATGCATTGGATTGGAGTAAACCAACTCCGCAAATTGTTGCGCCCGATACGGTAAAGAAATATCGTATTTGGCCAATCAACAATGCAGACAAGATCGCACAACAAATCAAAATGAATTTGCTTTCCTTCCTAGGGGAGTGGTTTCTAGACGTTACGTATGGGGTTCCTTACCTTGAAGAAATCTTGGTTAAGAATCCGCGCATGGCAAGCGTGGAGACTATTCTTAGGAAGCATATATCTAGCGTTCCTGATGTTATTCGTGTTGATAGTCTTAGTCTTGATTGGGACCGGAAAAGTCGTTTCTTATTTGTGGAATTTGCCTGCACTACTAATCTGGGGCCAATCAAAGAAAGTGTGAAGTTGGAGATATTCCGTAGATGAGCGGGACAGTAACGACTCCACAATACGGTGTTTTGCCATCGGGTTTTTCGCGTATGCGATTGCCTGAGATTAGGCAATCCATTATCGATACGTTGCAGTCAACAACAGGGTTGGCGTTTGAAACGCGGCCGGATTCAATTACTGGACAATTCATCAGTGTATTTGCGGAACGTGAAGCAACGTTGTGGGAACTAGCTGAATCGGTTTACCATGCGATGTATCCGATTTCCGCAACCGGAGTAAACCTAGATCATTCAGTTTCTTTCGCTGGCGTAAGAAGGTTATTTGCTCAACGCTCTACTGTATGGTGCGCTTGTTACGGAACCGAAGGAACAATCATTCCGGCAGGAAGCATAGTTCGTTCCGCGCTAACACAAGACAATTTCCTGTTGAATGCAGAAGTAACGATCACTAGACAAGAGGCAATTGACGTTACGGTGGGAGTCAATGCCGCAGTTGTGGGCCAGGAGTATTGGATTCGAATCAATCAATCGATCTATCGTTACGTTGCCATTGCTGGCGATAGTAACCTGACAATTGCTAACTTTTTGTATATCCAACTCCTGGCGAGTGGTTTTGAGATATCCATCAATGCGAATCAAATCAGAATATACGGCATTGAATCTATTCCATTCTTGTTGCAACTATCTACTAATATCACTCTACTTACCATTGCTTCTATTGGTGATTTTACTGCGGAAAATTACGGAGCATCGGATGTTTCGGCAAACACGGTAACTCAAATCGTTACAACAATGACTGGATGGGATGCAGTAAATAACTATATCCCTGGCCATGTCGGCAGAAACCTAGAAACCGATGATGAATTACGTTTGCGTTACAACACTGGCGTTTATCAACTTGGTGCCGCTACTCTAGAATCTATTCGTGCAAATCTGCAACAAAATGTGCCAGGCATTTTGACCGTTCAAGTTTACGAGAACATGGAAGATGTTGTTGACTCGGAAGGAAGACCGCCGCATTCTATCGAAGTCATTGCCTATGGTGGCGATCCACAAGACATTGCGGATCAGATATATTTGGTGAAGGCTGCGGGTATTGATACGTTTGGTGATGTTCAAGTCATAGTCACGGGCAGTAGTAATTCGCAACACGAAATAAACTTCAATCGTCCAACGCCAGTTTACATTTGGGTTGATGTTACCGTAACGTTGTATAATGAGGAACAATTCCCTGATGGTGGCGTGCCACAAATCCAATTGATCGTTACTAATACTGGCAACAATTTTGGTATCGGTAAAGATGTAATCGTGCAACGATTCTTTGGTCCGATCTATGCTAGTGTTCCTGGCATCAGTCAACTAGACATAAAGGTTGCGAAAGCGGATGATGTTAATGCGGTGCCATTGCCAGGAGACTATTCATCGGCAAACATTCCGATTGCATCTAGAGAGTTAGCACAGTTTGATGTAACGAAAGTGATGGTAACGATTCTTGATTCGAGGCTGTTACGATGAACGATGATGTCGGAACCTTTGACATACTAGTAACGAATCAGGGTTTAGCTGATACGTTAAACTTTCCGCATGATCATGCTGAGATTGCATGGGATCATTTCCTGGCGCAGCATGTTGGTAAAATCAATACGGAAAATTTTGTCAAAGCATTCTATCCGCCATTGAATGAGTTAGACTCTGCACTAAATGATCTTTATACGAAACGATGGCTTTACAGTGCGGAGGGTGTTCAACTTGATGGCATTGGTTCTATTGTTGGCATTCCTAGAAGTGTTGCTAATGCGATCTATATTCCGTTCTTTGGCTTTGCGACACAAATTGCTGGCCGCACTTTTGGTGTTGCCAGAATGCGACGCAAACGGGAACCTTACGCACAAAGTATAATTCTAGGCGATACTGAATACCGCGTTTTGATTTCGATGAAGATATCACTTAACAATGGGCATGGCACTGCGGAAGAATTGATCCATGCTTTCAATACTGCATTGAATGTTACTGGCACTAAAGTAATGGATGCTGGCAATGCCAATGCTCGCATCTACATTAACGATTTCATTATGTCATTTGATCCGCGCTCGGAACTATTGAACTACATGATTCCGAAAGCGGCTGGTGTTAAACTGTGGCCGTATTATTATGATGCTGATTATGTCTTTGGTTTTGTAAACCAAAATATGGGTTATTACGGTTTCGATATAGGTGTGTTAGCTAGAAGACCGGGAAGTAACATTCCGCCCATAACTGTTGTGATGTCGATATGGGATAGAGGCGAATCCATCTATGACGATGGCAATTCGATTTGGGATCAGAAAGGGATACCGGGCTGATGCCATCAAACATTGATTTTTCGAAACCAATCTATGGTTCGCCAACGACACAATCCGTTCGCGATAACTTTCAGATTGCTCAAGTAGAAATCACTGATCTTCAAAACATAACCCAACAGGGTCCCTTCGTTCCACTTAATGGTGGAATTATGACTGGATTTCTACAGTTAAATGCCGATCCGCGCGGAAATTTTGAAGCGGCAACGAAACAATATGTAGATCAACTTGCTTTTGGCACTTCTGGTAGTGTGCCAGATGCACCTAAAGATGGATTGTTTTATGTTCGTGGTGGGGCGCCAACTCCCGCAGGAAGTAACAATTGGGTAACGAATGCAATCTTTACTTCGTTGAAGGTTGGCACTGATGGAAAGATAGGAAGTTTTGGACTTCGCGCAAACGCAACAAATAATTTCTATGATTTAACAAGTGATGGCTCCGATACTATTCGTTATACTACAGCAACTAAAGTAATGGACTTTGTGTTTAACAATGCAGTTTCTGCTAACTTTAGTAGTAGTGCCATTACTTTTGCGAAACCACTTACGCTTAATGCTGATCCGACAGTTGCATTAGGTGCAGCAACGAAACAATATGTTGATACTAAAACGCAAGCTGATGTTGCTACCTCGTTACGTAATGTTGGAAGAAATCTAATACATAATAGTATGTTTAATATTCAGCAACGCGGATTAGGGCCATTTACTGCTCCACTTAATAATGTTGTTATGAGTGCGGATCGTTGGGCATTAAGTTGTGGTGGTGAAGTTGTTAACTGCACAATAGTTGCTCATAATGATGCAAATCGCACAGCAATTGGGGATGAAGCTGCAACTTGGTTAATGTCATGTGGGTTTACTGGTGGATCAGCGGCAGGTAATTATGCAGATTTCTTCCAGACTATAGAAGGCGTGCGAAGATTAGCGGGTAAAACTGTTACTGTTTCGTTTTGGTCTAACGCTAGTGCTGCACTTAAATTAGGAATTAATTTAACCCAAAATTTTGGATCTGGTGGTTCACCTTCCGCGTTTGTTTCGGCAACTGCACAAACCGTAACGTTAAGTTCAACTTGGACTCGGTATTCAGTAACGATTGCTTTGCCTAGTGTTAATGGTAAAACATTTGGCACTACTGCTGGAACAGATTCAACAGCGTTAGAATTTTGGTTTACAAGCGGATCAACTTATGCAGTTCGATCCGGTAACGTTGGTGTCCAAACCGGAACAATTAATCTATGGGGAGTTCAAGTAGAAATTGGATCGGTAGCAACACCATTAGAAAAACTTGATCCGATTATGCAACTACAACAGTGTCAACGGTTTTATCAATTATGCAGCGCATCATTACGTTTCAATTCTTCTGGGGCGGGCGCTACTGCCGATTGCACTGTGAATTGGCAGCCAATGCGTGGACTCCCAATAATTGCAACAGTCACCGCGCCAGGAAATGCACTTGTTACGTCAGCAACATTACTGGCAACTACTTTGTCGGGCGGCAGGTTTGAAGTGCAAGCGAACGCAATAGGTGATTGTTACTCATTAAACGGCGTTTATGGTCTTGGCGCAGACTTATAACTTCACAACAGGAGAGTAACGAATATGACTGATATGACTGTTACTTTGTCGGAAGAAGATTGGGGTAAGGCACTTAATGCGATTGCCGATGGACCATTCAAACAAGTTGCACCATTGATTCAATCAATGCAAAAACAATTGCAATTGCAGATGGATCAGAAACAGAATCCGATGCCTAAGTCTAATGGTTCTGTCGAGCATCATGCGCCAGGAGCGTAAGTAAATGCCTAGTGCGATTGACATTACGAAGCCGATATATGGCACTCCGACTACTCAAAGTGTGCGGGATAATTTTCATATCGCTCGCGATGAAATAACGGATTTGCAAAATTCGGCGACAAGTCATGTCAATCGCGCTGGCGATACTATGACAGGACCGTTGATACTTTATGGCGATCCGTATGCACAGAATGAAGCAACGACTCTTAAATGGGTTCTGCAACAACTTCATTCCACTGTTAATACGTTAATCTATATTGGTGAATACGATGGCGCAACAGATAGAATTTTGTCATCGGGACAACCGCAATTCATTGTTGGTCAACCATTACCGCCAGCATCAGCGGCAACTTCACAATATTACTTTACCGTAAAGACTGGACATGCTTCTCCTGGCATTGGCAATCAACCGGCAGAAGGTGTTACTGCCGGAACGTTCTTGATTTCTAATGGAGTCAAATGGATTAACTATGCTATGACGGCAGCAAATATCACTGCCAAAACGACTCCAATTGATGATCCGCCAATACCAAATGTTCCGGGTGCGAATGTATATGATGCACTAGCTGGCATCGGGCAAAACTTCCTGATGAAATCAGGGGGAACGCTAACCAATTTCCTTACCCTACATGCCGCGCCCACAGCTAATTTCCATGCTGCAACAAAGAAGTATACTGACGATCTTGTTGCTAATTTGTCGTTTCCAAGTGAAGCGCCAGTGGATGCATTTCATTACGCGCGTGGAAATAGAGCATGGATAAATACTCCAACCTTTAGTAAAATGGTCCTCAATACTAATACATGGGGGCATATTACTCTTAATTCTACTACAGCATCTAATACCGCCAATCAAATCATTGCTCAAAAAGATGGATTGAATCGTTGGGCAATTAATATTGGTAACAATGTTGCCGCGCATGATTTCGAAATCTGGCGTTATAACGATCTCGGAACGGCTTATGATACGCTGCCGATGTTTCAGTTGCAACGTTCTTCTGGCAACGCAACATTTCGCCACGCTTTGTTTATTGATCCGCCGATTGCAGAAGGGAATGTTATTTATGGGCGGGGCGCAAACAATCCAACCGATCCGCAAAACGATACGTTTAGTATAAATGCACGTTCCGGCGGAATTAATAGTTCTGCTATCGGATTAAGAGGGCCGACATTTCCGAATGCTGCTGATAGCATCCAGCTATACGCTGGAGTCAACTGGGCAAAGGTATGGTCTTTTTATTACAATGGCGATTTGTCTATTCCTGGCAACATTAATTTCCCTATTGGCGGTTTATTAAATTGGGGTGGTGGCACAGTCATTACGAAAGATGGTGGCAACAATTTATTGTTCTATGGCAATTCAAGCTATCGAATGTATTGGGATTTCGCTGGCGGATATTGGTATTGGCAAGGGCCACCTAATTTTGCCAACAAAATGTATCTAACCAGTAATGGTGAATTGTTTACTGCCGGATACATCAATGTTGGCACTGGTTTAAGATTCGCACAAAGAGGCGCGGGAAATAGTTTTTCTTTTGGTTGGAGTGGCGCATGGGTGCAAGCATATGTTGATAACACATATCAATACGATATGGCAAGCACTGCTTGGGTAAATGCCAATTTCTATACTTACCATTCTAGTCCGGAGTTTGTGGCGACAACCGTAGTAGGACAACTTCGCGTAACCGCAAACATCATGAATACTACGGGCACGTTTTACGTTGCCGATAATTATGCTTATTACTTGTCGCGTAACAGTGCTAATGGCATTTGGTATTTTGTTGAAAATGGCACGGTCAATTTTCGTATTGAACCAAATGGTAACATATACGCAACGGCTTCGGTCAACGCTGCCACACATATGTCTTGCCAGAGCGTTGGGATTCAATATCCAAACGTTTCTTCAACGAGTGGATTCAATTTTCGTTGGGATGGTAGCAACATTCTTGGTCGCGTAGATAACGCGGTAGAATTGCCAATCTCTAACTATCCTTCTGATGAAAGAATAAAAGCGGAGATTGCGCCTTCAAAGTTTGATTGCTTAGAAGCAATCAGAAAAACTCCATTGTTTCAGTTTCGTTTCCGTAAAGGTCGTGGTGGTGAACATTCTTCCGAAATCTTCACTGCCGAACCGCAACAAGGTTTACCAATAATACCAATTGGATTCGTTGCACAAAAGCAATATGAAGTGTTTCCGGAAAGCGTAATGAAAGGTGATGATGAAATGGGCGCTGGTCCGGAAGGATCAACCCAACTATGGACAATGAATAACAACACACTAATCGCAACATTGTATGGTGCGGTCAAAGAACTTGTTGCGCGCATAGAAGTGTTAGAAACAGCCCTTGCGCCAGGAGTAAAACCGTGATGGCAATCATTCTGATCATCTTACTAATAGTCGTGCTATCCGGCTATGGTTATGGTTACAGAACTGGATCAGTAACCGTTTCTAATCCGGTTGGAATCCTACTCTTAGTCATTTTGGTTATGATACTACTTGGTTTATTTGGTGGCCCGCGTTGGGGTTGGTTTCCGGGTTACTGGTAAATCGTTTCAATATATAACAGGAGAAAATCTAGATGCCATCTTGGTGGGATCGTTTCGGACAAGAATGGGCAACAACTGGATTAGTTGATGATCCTACTTATGCTCAGGCTGATGCCGGTTGGGCCTATATTGGCCAAGCGCCACCAACCGTTGAACAATTCAATTCGATGTTTCAATGGGTAGATAACAAAGACAATTGGTTGTATGGTCAGGTTGGCAACGTTATTGCCTCGGCAAATATGTTGCCTGATCCGACTGATCTTACCCAATTGCTCAAGGCTATTACTGCAAAGTTGAAGATTAAACTTACGACAACGTATACAATTTGGGTTGATGCAATTAACGGCCATGACAATACTGGCACTGGCGCACAAGCGTTGCCATTTCAAACGATTCAAAAAGCCATAGATTGGACGTTGGAGAATATTGAACCTGCGCATAACTGGGTTTATATTCAGTTAGCACCCGGAACATATCAGCCATTTAGTATGTCGGTAACTTGGAATGGCGGAATACTTGTTCAAGGCGATACTGCTAATCCAAGAAGTTACTTAATCAAAAACACTAATGGCGTTGCTATTCAAGCAGCTTATGGCGCATGGTTTATTGTGCAAGGATTATCAGTAGAAGCTGCTGGTAATGATATTGATTACGACACAAGCGGGACTGGCATGGGCGGATTCAATGCTGGAGTCGTTATTTATAAGCAATGTGCGTTTGGCCCTTGCTCCAATGGTCATATGTGGGCTTCTGCTGCCGGACAAGTAACGAGTTGGGGCGGTATTGCTTATACTATTTACGGTGGCGCAAGATATCATATGATGGCTAGTGCTGCCGGAATTATTACTGCGGTTCGTTGCACCGTAACGGTTCAGAATAATCCACAATTTAGTCTTGGTTTCGCATGTGCAACGGTTGGTGGGTATATTCAATCTTGGTATACTACCCATACCGGAACAGCGCGCGGTAGACATGCTTATTTAGATGCTAATAGTGTTGCCAATACTGCGGGTATAAATCCAGATGCTTTTTACCCTGGCGATACCGCTGCGGTTGTTACCCGTGGTGCCATATATGTTTAATAGGAGAAACGAAAATGTCTGATCAACCTAAGAATTTTGATGAAGCACAACACAAATCTTCATTGGCATTGGATGAAGAAATCGCCAGACTAACAAAAGAAAATGCAGCTATTCCGCCAGCAATTATTGCGATGGCGCATCAAAATGGCCAGCATTTTCAATCTTGGGTAGACAATGCTTTGCAAGAAGCGCAAGAAGACAAAGAACGTTTCTTGGGCACTCGGCCACCTAAACCGGAGCCGCAACCAAATGTTGCGATTAGTCAATGGCAAGCGAAATGGAAAACCGCAACTATGAATAACAAGCGGGAACTTGGGCCAGGAGATGTAAAGAAATAACAATGGCAACTCCCGCGCAATTACCACTGACTCTTTACAAAGGCGATACGTATCATTGGCAGTTCAAGTTATGGACTGATGCCAATAAGACTCAGCCTGCTGACCTAACTAATGTCATTGCGAAAGCGCAAATACGCGACAAATCTGGCGGCACAAAAATCACAGATTTGGATTGTTCCGTTCAGTTACCGAATATTATTCTGTTGGATTTGCTGACGGAACAATGGTTAACCATGGTGTCATCTAAAGGAATGTGGGATATGCAATTGACATATCCTAGCGGAGATGTATCGACTATTGTTGCTGGCACCGTAACGGTTACATCGGACGTAACCGCATGAACGATGCATCAATTATTATCGAAACGCAAGTAATTGAGGAAACTTCATTCGTTATTGAAGTGATTTTGCCTACTCCGGAAGTCGTTTCGGTTGTTGTTAGTCCGCCAGTCACTAACGTTGTTGATATCTCTAATGTAATGATTCCCGGTCCTCCTGGCAATCCTGGCCCGCCAGGAGAAAAAGGTGAAACTGGCGATACGGGACCGCAAGGAATCCAAGGAGTCCAAGGTAATGTCGGTCCACAAGGTGTTCCGGGGCCGAAAGGAGATATTGGCAATACTGGACCGCAAGGATTGCAAGGAATCCAAGGAATCCAAGGCAATACGGGGCCGCAAGGACCACAAGGGCCACAAGGAATCCAAGGCGATCCTGGCCCAACCTATACTTTGCCCACTGCATCAACAACGATTCGTGGTGGTGTAAGAATTGATGGCACTACCGTTACGATGTCTGGCGATGTATTGTCAGCAATTGGTAACGTAACAAAATCTTATGTTGATACACAAGATTCGTTACGTTTACTAAAAGCTGGCGATACGATGACGAATCAACTACAAATTACCGCGCCAGCCAATGCATCTAGTGTTGGTCAAAATTTGTTATTGAACGGCAATATTTCTCCAACTATTCGTTTCCATGATGGAACTGCTAATCCGGCGTTCGGATTACTGTATTATTCAGGCAATTTATGGCTATGTGGATTTAGTTCTCCCGCTGGATCGGGGGAAAATGATATTGGGTTTTTCTCTACTGCCCAAATAGAGTTTCGCAAAAACCTTTCGATGGCGAATAATCGTATTCGGTTAGTTGGCGATCCACTTGGTCCAGATGAAGCAGCAAATAAAAAATATGTCGATGCGAAATGGACTCAAGTTACGCAAGCGCAATATGATGCATTAGTAACAAAAGATCCTAACACTTTGTATATCATAGTCGGATGACAGTTCTTAACGATGCCAACAAGATCTATGTAGGTAACAATCTTGCCAGTAAAGTATACCTTGGCACCACACAAGTTTGGCCTAAAGTTCAATCTTCTACTCTTGACGTAACAGATTCAAAAGTAATTTCTGGCGAGAAGGAATTTGATGATATTACGGATAAGAAATCAAAATGACTCTCACTGACATCAGTGAGAAACTAATCAGGGTTTTACCGCCCGCATTCCTTTTGTTGCTTATTCTAAACGTTCTATTCATGGGATCGGTCTTATGGATTGTCGATCACAATGCAGAACAACGTAATGTAATGCTAAACAAGATCATAGATCAATGTTTAATGCAACAGAGAATGCAATGAATATTGTTTTTCTTTTACTTGCAGGACTGACAATCGTGGCTGGATTGACTGCGATCTACCGGGTTTACCATGGCGATGATGATTGATCGTAACAATTATGGACACAAAAAATCCCGGCCAGCGAAATCATTTCGCTGCCGGGTTTTGTTTTCCATTGTTCCTACCATTTTGGATTATTCCGGCTTCACAACGTAGTGACTCCGATTCGATTTGAACGTTTCGCGCATATCATCCGTTGCATTTACCAACGTATCGCGGATGATGCTTCTTTCACCGCTTTTGTAATGACGCACATGCCCCATCCTAACATGCGGAATCGGGCTAGCATGTGTTCCGCCTTGCGATTCACTCCTGGCGCCCGATTTGCGCGCCAGGATAGCCGTTACATATCCCGAACTATCAACTTGACGATAGGGCGGAATGATTGGCTTGCCGGTTTTGGCTCTAGCTTTTGCTAGTGCCGGACTAGGATGAATCGTTTCGGTTTTGACTCCGCGCGTATTCAGGATTGCCAACGCACACATGACCGGATCGACAACGTTTGATAATGACGCTTCCAGAACGGTAATTCCTTGTGTCATCATCGATTTGAACTTTTCGCTGTTCATCATTTCCGGGAAACGATACGCAAACGGTATCACAGAACAGGTTGGCACATGCGATTGTGCCGACAATTCCGCATGGAACGTGATTCTATCGCCAATGCCTAAGCATTCTCCGCCCGCAATGTTAAAGCACTCAAATTCCATTGCTTCGAAGTCGATATAAACCTCTTTTCCATGCGGTAACGGATTTACCAGATAGATGCAAGATCGTTTCCTATGCAAATCATTCATAGGATGGTTCAAATCATCCCATAAATGCATGATTACATAAGGCGTGCTAAATGGATGCGCGATTGCACCATTGGTATATAGCTTGCCACCATGTCCCGATGCCGTTTTGATCATTTCGTTGGGCCAATAACCAAAATCAATTACTTGACCGTGATTAACGGCATATTCCAACATATCACCTATCGTATCGAGTTCGTTTTGGGTTGGCATATACCTGGCATCATCGCCCGGCCCGCTTGTTACCATGCGCTTTTGTGCTAGATTACGCAATCTAGCAACCGTAATTGGCAACAATCGAACATCGTTCATGTCGATTTCGAAGTAACCGCGACCCAAAAATTTCATTTCTTCCATTGTTCGTTCCTTTTCCATTTCATTCTCTATTTCTACTAGAGAATGTCTAGACTGTCACTCCTGGCCGCATGGGCCAGGAGCACAGTCTAGAGATTGTCTAGCTTTCGCTATTTTCGTTACTTTCGCGTGCCATAGCTTCGTCAGACATGCCACGCTGATAGGCTTTAGCATAGGTATCGGCTAACTTTTCCAAAACCCATAACGCAAGAGCATCTTTATCCGTTTCGGATTCGACTTTTTCGAATACTTCGTCCATCAAGTCATCAGCCGCGATTTCATCGGGGCTGTTGCCAGGGATATCCGAAACGTTGCAACCCGGCGGCAAGTTGAATCCAGTCATTTTCGTTTCCTTTATGTATTGCTAAACAAGATAAGCTTACGCAACGTTTTCAGAGTCATGGTTGGCGGATTTGTTGTATATCCGTTAGGATATTCGTCGCCTTCAACTTCCCTGCCAACCATTAGACCATTGCCAGCCAAGGGCTGATCTTTACGTCCTGCGAACAAAAAGAAGTGTTTCGCGTGAAACAAGCCTTCATCGTCTACATATAACGTATCGCCCGTGACATGATCAGCAAAACCTAAGCAAAACGTTTGACAGCCTATCAGCCTATTTATATCGGTTACGTTGTCGTATTCAACTTGACTGACGGTTTTCTTCGTTGCATCAATCAAATATGCGATTGCCATTGCTATATACCTTGTTCGTGTTGCGTGATGATTTGGCGGATATGCTTATGCATCGAATCGGCAATAAATCTTGCAGTGTCAAAGCTTTTCGCTTTGTTCAAGCAATGTTTTACTGTTAACAATTCGATCAATTGTTGTTGCACAATCCAATCATCATGCGTTTCTACCATTTCAGTCAATTCATCGACGAAAGGATAAAGCGCGCTCGGTATTATAGCGGGTGGTTTTACCATTGTTCGTTCCTTTTTCATTTTCGCTTTCATCATTCATTCCGAATGATGCTTAAACTGTCACTCCTGGCCAGCACGGCCAGGAGCACAGTTTAAGTAACGTTCGGATTATTTCGCAATCGGTATTAGAGTCCAAGTCCAGGGATTGCCTTGGTAGAAGATTGGCACCGTGTATTTGATTTCACGATTGCAATTAATGCATTGTGTCTTATCAGCAATCATTGCGCCGGTATCGAAATCATCTAGCGCAATGCCATGTGCTTCTAGCGGCGATTGTTTCGTTCCGCAATTAGGACAAGGCATCTTGCTTGTCATCATTTCCAGCACAAAACGACGTTGTTTCGTTAGACCATGCAATTTGTGATAGTCTAGTGCTAGTATTTTTGAGTTTTCCACGTTCTTTCCTTCTCATTTTCGTTTGATTTTAGGCTCATTCCCACTAGGGAATGCCTATCCTGCTATCGTTTCCGATAGCAGGCTAGGGATTCTCTAGTAATCTTCGTCTATTGGCTCATCATGCCAATAGTTCGAATCCGTAAAGATATCTTCGCGGTATTTGGAACGCTTTTCCGTTTCGCAATCATCGCAATAGTATGTGCAGAAAATGCCTCTTGCATCATGCAATGCATACTTAGGCTTGCCGCTACCGCAACGGCATTTGTAACGGTCAAAGCTATCACTCATTTCGTCACTCATTTGATTATGCCTCGATTACATGAACGCCATAGCAACGAAAAACCACTCTGCCGTTGATTGCGAAAGTGTCACCATCTTTCAATACATCGCTTGTCTGATATAGATCATACAATGCCGAGTGCATTTTTTCGTTGCAATGACTCACTGTATCGCAATCGCCTTCCGGATAACGAACTAGCAACATTGTGTTGTTATGTTCGCTATAGTGTTCTTTCAGATTATCAACGAAATAAGCGCCGCTATGCTTTACCAAATTGTATTGCATTGTTTTTCCTTTCATTTTCGGTAGTCTCATTCCCTTCTAGGGAATGCCTATCCTGCCAGGATTTACCCTGGCAGGCTAGGGATTCTCTAGATCACGTTACGATGATTAAAGAACGTTTCAGTGCTTCTGGCCAATCAATGGTTGGGTTTGCGACCCATTTTGATTTGTTGTTGTCTGCCAGATACCACCCGCCTTGTTGCAATACCAACACCGCATTTCGTTTCACTTCATCATTAGAATATTCAATGATGAAGCTTAACAAATCATCGGTTGCTATTTTGAGCATGATTTACTCCCCAAAATAGAATGTTGCAACATAGGCTTGCAAGGCTTCATTGATTTCGTCATCGCATGGAACATTGATCCACTTGGTAAACCAATCTTGACACTGCAACGTTACCGTTTCAGCTTCGCCATGTTCGTCTAGACTGCCAATCAATCGCACGGCAGGACCGCCAGTAGCAAGCAACAGTTCGTATTCGCAAGCTTTGCTTGCCTCAATTCCTGGCGTATGCCAATCGGAACGAACTAGCACACTTAATGGTTCCGGTTTGATATCATCCGGATCGTCAAGTTCATTTCGTTCCGCTTTGGAATAGTTCAACCATCTTTGTGAATAGTTGCACCATTGCACAATCTCATCGGCCCAAGCCTTGGCAGCTTCGAACGCATGATTGATATTGTCATTCATTTTCATTGTTTCCTTTTCCGATCTAAGTTATTAGGCCCATTCCACTAGGGAATGCCTATCCTGCCAGGAGTTTCCTGGCAGGCTAGGGATTCTCTAGTCCATAATCGCAAGGCAAATCGTTTCGAGTTGTGTTTTAACACTTTCCAAGGCATTTAGCCTTGCAAAATGTTCTGAAACCGCAGCGGTTATAACGTTGTCACCTTGCACATAATAATCTCTGCCATGCGGTGCGGTTTGTTTTAATGCCGATATGGCATCGTCAACCGCATCGTAAGCATTACGATAGCCTGTCAGAAGGCTATCGCGAGACGTTCCGTTCAAGTGAATCGTTGGCGTAATCATCTTGCATACTCCGCATGGAACACATAGCCAAGGTTTGATCCGTCACCGTAAGTTTCGATTACATCATTATGTGTAATGTAATCGCAAACCTTTAGGCCAGCCTTGACAGGAATCTTAAACTCCCCTGGCCGAGTCTTCCATAACTTTGTTGCACCGTTACGACGAATGCGCCAAAAATTTCCGTTCCGCATACGAACGCTTAATTTGCCCGAATCCAGTGCGGATTCGATTTGATTTAGGGTCATTGTTCTTTCCTTTTCACATTTTCGTTTTGATGTAGTCTCATTCCCACTAGGGAATGCCTATCCTGCCAGGAGTTTCCTCCTGGCAGGCTAGGGATTCTCTAGTATTCTAGATCCCAACCATTCTCTATCTTCGTTGCACAAGCGTTGCAGTAGCCATAGTGCGGCTGAATTTTCACACGCTTTTTGCAACCATCGCAGCGTTTCCAAACGTTAGTTCGTTGCATCTTGTGGTAGAACTCGATATCTTCCTCCGATTCAATTTCGTAATGGCCGAAATTGTCGTCATAGTAGGAACGTCCTGCCATGTTACCGAACCTTTACCAGTTTGCCATTCTCTAACGTTCCGGTGGCATACCATGTATGCGGTGCGGGATAGTGCGGCCCTTCTAAGGCTATTATGCCATTCTCTGGCACCGTTCCGAGTCCGGGTTGAAAAACCCCGATGCTACGGCCCGATTCGATAGCCTCACGCAACGCTTTTTTCGTTTTGAAGTTAGGTGATACGTAAGCCATTGTTCGATTTCCTTTCACTTTCGATTTATATTCAGGCACGATCATTCCCGCTAGGGAATGCCTATCCTGCCAGGAGTGCTCCTGGCAGGCTAGGGATTCTCTAGCTAGCGTTTACCGCCATCTTAATACGACCCTGAAACGCTAGGATATGCTCTAGCGTCATGTCACGATTCAGGATCATTTCGCGCAGGTTATTCATTCCCTGCTCGATACCTTCTAGTTTCACTTCTACATCGGCTTTGATGTCATCCGCGATCGAATCCGGATTGCAACCTTCTAGGGTTGCATCGGAATCATCTAGCCGATGCTCTAGATCGTTCGTGTCCGATTCGATACTATCGACTCGGCCAGACAAATCTTCTAGATCGGACTCGATACTATCGGTTTTGTCTTCTAGGTTGCCGATTGCACATTCGATCCGATCGGTTGACTTGTTAAGCTTGCCGATTGAAGCTTCCGCCGCAATGATACGCTTATGATCCGCATCAATGCCCGATTCCATTAGTTCGAAATCAGCATGAATGTTGCGGTCAAACGTTTCGCAATCTTGAAGCTTGTTCTGCAACACTTCGATATCGACTCGAAGATTGGCGATTGTCAGATTCAATCGGTCTAGAGTTAGTTGCAATTCCGGCATCAATTGGCGCAGGATGTCTGCGACATTGATATCGTTTAGCAACAAAGTTACCCCAGCCAATTGGATTTGATCTAACATTGTTTTGAGTCCTTTTCATTTTCACTAGGTTTCATTTTAGGCCCATTCCATCTAGGGAATGCCTATCCTGCAACGTTGCCGTTGCAGGCTAGGGATTCTCTAGCCTAGGTAAAGCGTTTTGCTGCCAACCTGATACGTTCCGAAAATGTCAGTATACATCTCGCAATCTTCCGGAGTCTGACCGTGAACGTAAGGTTCAACGAAAGCTTTTGCTTCCGCTTTCGTAATCTTTACCCACGCTTCGGACGTTCCGAAACGCGGTTGAACGTAAATTGATTTCGCCATGGAAACGCAAAATTTGAGTTGCGTTACCGTTTTGATATCTATACGAGCCATTGTCATAGTTTCCTTTTCATTTCATTTTCAAGCTAGGTCATTCCATCTAGGGAATGCCTATCCTGCCAGGATTATCCTGGCAGGCTAGGTATGCTCTAGACCGTTTCGCAAGCTTCAAGAAATTTCGTTGCGTTGAAGTTTGGGTTCTGCCGGGCAATTCGTTGCGCCATAGTTTCGGCTAGCATCTTGGTTGCGGAACGTTGAGCGCAGAGCCAATCGCGCATAAATTCCGTTTGGTTTACGTTATCAGATTCGAAAGCGTGCATTGCATCGGCAAACGTTTGCGCCAGGAGCGCGTAATCTTTACGAGTCATTGTATTTTCCTTTACATTTCATTTTCGATTGATTTAGGCCCATTCCCTAGGGAATGCCTATCCTGCAACGTTTCCGTTGCAGGCTAGGGATGCTCTAGGCTTTTAGAACGAATTGTAAACGGTAGGCATCGCGCACCATGTCAAGCAAAGCTTGAACGCGGCGAGCATCGTCACCGTTAACCTTTAGCAACAAACCTTCAAGCGCAATCTCTATCGTCAAATGCTGCAAATCGGTTGCGTTTGACGTTGCAAGATCAATCTTGAAACCCGCAACCGTTACGGTTTCGGTTTTGGCTTCAACCTTGGCCGTTTTGGTTTCGGTTTCGATTGCGCTAGCCTTCGCAGCCTTGCGCTTCTTTGTCAGGACGCTTTCACCGTTGCCAGGGCCGACAATTTTCATTGCGGCATCGGTTAAACGGATGACAGCATCGTTTCCCTGCTCACTGGACACAACCAAGCCTTTTTTGGTTAGGCTTGAAGCAACGCCCGAAAAGCGTTTAGTGCCGTGCCAATCGTGAACGCAATTGACCCATACAAAACACGTTCCGGTTTGATCATTATATTCGCTATCGCGAATGGCAATCATCAAATCCATTTCGTTTTGCGTGATGTTCATTTTCTCTATTCCATTTCATTCTAGGTTACTGTTTCGCCATTCATGGCTCGTCAGATTGGCTTGCTGCCAATGACAGTGCCACGGCAATCCCGCGCAAACGCTAGACCGTGACATGCCCTAGATTCGAAAATGGAAAGGAACAATGGATGCTGCCGGATAGGTCGCAAGGTTTCCCTTGTTCCTCGTAACGGCAGCCTGATTCAATTTTGTAGATAGAGCCGAGACGCTGCAACCATACAGGATAGGCGAGTAAGGCTTGACCCTAAGGCTAGGAACCAACGGCAAGTCTGCGGAATGCATTGCCTACATCACGTAGGGGTAGAAAGGTTTTTCCTGTGTCTAGGCGGCCATTAGGCTAGGCGGCTCAGGACTGGCATTGCGCGCCATTGGGCGGGCTGTTGCAGCGTATTAAAAGCTTCAAAGATCAGTAGCGCCCGGCCTAGCTAGGCCGGGATAGTCAATCAACTCCAACCGTAGGTTGGGAGCGTGTCCATAGGTTTCAAGGCTAGCTAAGGGATGCTCACGATTATGTGATCTAGCCTTAGCTAACCCTGGCAGGCTGACAGGCTGCCAGCCTAGGACCATGCCCTAGGACGGCCTAGGATGCGCCAGGAGCGCCCTCCTGGCCAGGGGAGGCATGACCCTACCCTGGCAGCCTAGGACCGTCCTAGGCCAGCCTAGGCCGGATTTACCCGCTAGGGTTGCATTGCCCGGCCAGGGATGCAACCATGCCCTAGGGCAACCCTGGCAGCCTAGGACGTGCCAGGGAAGCCTAGGCTGCCAGGGTTAGCTATACGTAGGGATGCATTTATGGCGTTACGTAGGAGCGTAGGAACGTAAGCATGTAGGAGCGTAGGAACGTAGGAGCGTATTTATATCTCTACGTAGGGACGTAGGAGCGTAGGAACGTAGGGACGCATTTATGTCCCTACGTAGGAGCGTAATGCCATGACATGGCCATGCCTGGCAGTGTCTAGACGATAGCGGAACGATGTTGCCTGCCAGCCTTAGCTAGCCTTCCCTGGCAACATCATTCCGCATGGCTTAGTATCGCCTAGCCTAAGCGCCACACTGGCAATTCTCGATTCTGTGATCCAAATTGACTTGCCTAGGGTCACATAGCAGCGCAAGCTTCCCTTGGCGCCGGCGACAAGATTGCTTTGCAATCTTGCAGTGTGGGGCTATGTTCTTTCACAATCAAAGAAGGCTAACCAATGTCCGATGACATGCAAACTCTGCCAGGGAATCCGGCGGATTCTAGTGCCAATCCTGCCAACCAAGATGCGCCAGGAGTGGAACATGACGGAACGACAACGGAAACTGATAGTTCCGAAAGTGAAACCACCCGCAAGCGGCGGAGGTTTAGGCCGGATGAAATAGCCCTGGCACACCGTTTCATTGATAAAACGAAACCAGGAACGCCAATTGCGTTTACTGATCTCGATAAAGAAATGAAACAGGCTGTATTGCCTAATAAGCGCACGCGATTGATGGACCGTGGTATACTAGAGGTTGAATACGACGAAGAAAACGGTCTTATCAAAACCGTAACGGTCAATCCTGACATCCTGAAAGATTACGAATGGGATTTGACCCAGCCTATTGCTGTTACTAAGCCTAGCGTAACGAAAGATCCTAGTGATATTCGGCAACGTAAGCCACGCAATCTCCTGGCCGATCCGAAATACAAGATTCGTAAGTTGACAGAAACGAATCCACGGCGTGCTGGTAGTCATGGCTGGTATAATTGGGAATACTGCTATCACGACGGTCAAAGTGTGCCCGAATACTTGTCACAACTTGGCGCACCGCGGAATCCGAATGGTTACTCGCGCGATATTCTTACCAGTAACGGAACCTATTTTAATGGGCCGTCTACTTTGTTTCTGGAACAGGATTTGCGGAGTAAGTATATCGGCATCTATGATTCATCGCAGTCATTCAAAAACGATGATGGCAGCGACAACGAATCGATTTGGCTAGAATGGGCTGATCTAGAACGGTTGCCCGAAAGTGAAGAATCGAGCGAATCCGATACTACCCAAGAGGCTGCGGAATCCGAGACTACACCTACAGAATCCGAGACGGCGCAGTAATCTGCGGATGTTACGGAACCGAACCATGGCGAAATTTCGCCTTGGCCACTAGGACAACAGTATTGACCTAGTATTTGACTGGACATTTTGGCAGAACTGTGAAACAATCCCTCCTGGCCAATGCGCCAGGAGGGATTTGCTGTATGTCCGAAACAAAAACTTATGAAACGCATCCGTATGCAAATATCTATCCACAACCTAGTGAACAACTAGATGCATTCCTAGAACTAGAAGAAAGTATACTTTCACTCGGAATCTTAGTGCCAATCGTTCTGTATAAGAACATGATTCTAGAAGGAAGACGGCGTTATCTAGCGTATCAACGCAACCCTGATAAGATTGAGTTAAAGACTACAGAGTTTATTGGCAATGACGAACAAGCACTAACTCATTCAATTGCCCTAAATAATGAACGGCGCCAATTGAGCACTAGTCAACGTGCATTAGTAGCGTTGCGTTTTGTCAATGTTCGTAATGGCAATAAGACCGAGAATCAGAAGCTAGCAGCACAGATTTTTCGTGTTGATTCGTCAACCATCAAGTTCGCTTCTTTCATCAATACCCATCCGGCCGAGGAACGTAAATTGTTGCTGGCAGAGATTGATGCTGGTAACTTGGCCGTTTCTCTAGCGTATAAAATAGCTAAAACCTTGCCTTCTGATCGTTGGTTTGAAGCAGTAGTGCATGATGGTGATAAAGCGAAATCACTTATCAAACAAGTCAAACGTGATGAAACCGAAGCAAAGTTGGCGAATGCTACTAGGAAGGCAAGTAATGATTTAGCTGAAAGCGGAGAAAAGCCAGTATATGGCGTGATCTATATTGACCCGCCATGGAAATTTGAAGTGCGTTCCGAGAACGGAATGGATAGAAGCGCAGAAAACCACTATCCAACTATGACTCTTGATGACATTCGCGCAATGGATATTCCCGCTGCCGATAACTGTGCAATGTTCATGTGGACTACTACGCCACATCTTCATAATGCAATCGAAATCTTAGAAGGTTGGGGTTTTGACTATAAGACTTGCTACGTATGGAACAAACATCATCCCGGCACCGGATATTGGACTCGTAACGTAGTTGAAATATTATTGCTTGGCGTCAAAGGTAGTGTTCCGGCGCCAACACCAGAACAAATGATGCCGCAATTAGTTGGCGCAGAGAAAGGAAAACACTCCGCAAAACCCGAGGTATTTGCTGATGGTATTACAAAGATGTTTCCCATTACACCTAAGCTTGAAATGTTCGCCAGGAGCACAAGCCATAAAGGAGAGAATTGGCATTACTGGGGCAACGAAGTTGAAGAAATCGAAACCATCGACAAAGAAACCCCAGCCAAAAAGCCAAAAGTCCGTAAAGCCAAAAAAGGCAACGGAACCGAAACGCATACGGCTAGTCCTGATTGATACAGATGAAGACAGAATCAAGTTAAACAAAGAGGAAATTTTCGTTCTACGAATGCTTTATCCTGACAATCCGATGTTGTGGAGTCGTATCTACTGCAAAGCAGTAGATACACTTTTCGAAAAGTCAATGATATGGTGGAAGATTGAAGACAAGCGAGGTAAATACTACAGCACAGTAATGATTACAATTAAAGGAAAGAAAGAATACGAAAGGCTAATCAATGAAAACGCAGTTAAAGATACGATCAGAGTATAGTTTTCGCACTGCATACGGCCCGATTGAATTAGTCTGTGATCGACTGCAACAAATTGGATGCAAAGTTGCAGCGATCACGGATCGCAATTCCACGTTTGGCCACATTTCTTGGGCGAAACAATGTAAAGCCAAAGGCATCAAGCCAATCTTTGGCGTTGAACTTGGTTTTACTGACGATATAACTAGCACAGAACGAAGGCAAAACCTATTCTATCTGTCACTCCTGGCGCGCAATAACGCCGGATTAAGAGAAATCTATAGTGCAGTTGAAGAAGCAACGATCAATTTTCATCGGGTGCCACGACTGCCAATAGAGAAACTCAAAAGTATCAGCAAAGATGTAGTAATACTGTCGGGTAATTGCGGCATCGGACCATTCAATGCTCAATTGCCCGGCCATGTTATTGTCGAATTGCATCCAGCAACGAGCAGTAAACTAATCAGTCACAAAGTAAATTGCGTTCCGGTTTCCGATAATTACATGATCACTCCGGATAATCGTAACGTTTACGAAATTTTGATGGGCCGCAACGCATTCAATCGGCCTAGTCCAATGCACATTCTAAGTAAAGAAGAAGTTGGCATCTATTACGATGATGCACACTTTGACTTTGCCGACATGCTCGGCCAGGAGTGCAATGCCACGATTGAACAAGCAACCAATGTCAAAACATTTAGCGAACAATCATTGTTGCAGCTATGTATTGTTGGTGCCCAAGAGAGAAATTTGATTTTAGGCGAAACCTATTTGTCTCGGTTACGTCATGAATTAGACTTGATCCAATCTAAAGGATTCACTGATTACTTCATAGTCATTGCGGATATGGTGAAGTATGCTAAATCCGAAATGCTTGTCGGTCCTGCAAGGGGTAGTTCTTGCGGTAGTCTTGTCTGTTATTTGTTGGGCATTACTGATATTGATCCTATTCCGCATGGTCTTATCTTCGAGCGTTTCATTGATGTTACGAGACACGACTTACCCGATATAGATATAGACTTCCAAGATGACAAACGCGAAATGGTTTTCGAATACCTAAGTAACAAGTATGGTCCGGATAAAGTAACTAGATTAGGAACGGTTTCACGTTACAAAGCACGCTCGGCAATCAATACTACAGCGAAAGCATTGCGGATTCCTGCTAATGAAGCGGAACAGATTGCTGATTTGATTGTTAAGCGAAACGATGGCGATGAACGTGCCAACTTTTGCATTTACGATACGTTCACTGATACCGATGCAGGCAAACAATTCATTGCCAAATATCCGACGATGATGCTAGCAGCAAAGTTTGAGGGACATGCAAACTATCCCGGCAAACATGCAGCCGGAGTCATCGTAACGAATGAAGCAATCAACAACTATGTTGCCAGAGATGCTCATTCTGAAACTGCACAAATAGACAAATACGATGCCGAAAAGATCAATCTGATGAAGATTGATTTGCTCGGGTTACGGACTCTGACAATCATTTCGGATTGTTTAGAGCGTATTGGCTGGACTTACGATACGCTCCTGGCGCATCCACTGGATGATGATTCGGCTTTTGAAGTGTTACGCAAACGTTTGTTTTGTGGCGTGTTCCAGTTTGAAGGACAAGCGTTGCAGAACCTAACTCGTAACGTTCAAGTAGATCGATTTACTGATCTTGTTTCACTTACTGCACTAGCTAGACCGGGCGCACTCATTTCGGGTGCAGCATACGAATGGTGCGCCAGGAGAAATGGCAAGCCAATCGAATTGTTGCATCCAATGATGGCGAGCATTACTAGTGAAACTTACGGACTCATTGTTTTCCAAGAACAAATGCTTCGAATTGTGCGTGAAGTTGGCAAGTTATCTTGGGAAGATGCCACGTTGTTTCGTCGTGGTATCAACAAGAAACTTGGGATGGAATATTTTGATGCAACGTTCTGGGAAAAGTTCAAGATTGGGGCTGCAAGTAATGGCATCGATGAATTTGTTGCACGTTCAATCTGGGAAACCGTAAGTGGTGCCGGTGATTATGTGTTTAACAAATCCCATTCTGTAGCATATGCGCTGGTAAGTTATTTCACTTGCGTATTAAAAGCCAATTTCCCATTGGACTTCGCAGTAGCAACACTCAAAAACATTGATGATCCACAACATACCAAGCAATACCTAAGAGAATTAGATCGTGCTGGTTACAAGTTCAAAACATACGACAAAGAACTAAGCGAATACAATTGGGAAGTAAAAGACAACGTTATCATTGGCGGTTTAACTAACGTGGTTGGCGTTGGTCCGAAAATGGCAAACCTAATACTGGAAAAACGTAGTCAAAATCTGCCATTAACCGATGCACAAAACAGTCGATTGGCAATTGGCAAGACTCCTTACGATGATGTATTCGAATCCAGAGTAAAGTTTGCCGATCTCCTGGCGCATCCGCGCAAATACGGAATCGACTCTAAACTGTGGAATCTAGTAGACATTCCCGATGTTGAAGGCAACTATGTATTCATTGCCAAAGTCATCAAGTGGAAGATTCGTTCGTTGAACGAACTACAATTCTTGCTAAAACGCAACAATATGCGGGTGCCAAATGATCGTTGGTTGACTATGGTTTTGGAAGATGATTCCGATACCATGCCAGCAACGATTAGTCGGAGTGATTTTACTAGGTTTGGTTTACCGTTAACTAAACGTAGTGATAGCGACTGGTATGTGTTCAAAGGTTCGATACAAAAAGGCAACAGAAGGATTTACATAAGCAAATGGAAAGTGATATGACAACCCATGAAAAACTATGCTGTCTATTTGCAGAAGTTTGGAGCATGTTTGTTCAAAGTAGTGATTTTGACTCGTTTGATCTTCAAAACCTAATCGCCAAACATGGTTTTGGGACTGATCACATTGTTACGGAAGACGAAAAGGATGATTTTCCTGATAGTTGTGTAGGTGATGATGTAATGATTTTGAGTGTCGAAGGCAAACAAGTCATGGAAGTAGCAAAGCAATGTTCACTGACAAAGAAATGAAATTCTGGCGCTTGGCACTAGACCATGCGGCAATGAATGGCGAATGGCAAAATTCTATGGTAATGCTTGGAAATTCGTTACGTTCACGTAAGTTTTTGCCAGAGCATTTAGGTGCCGCAATCTCTAGTGTAGATTGGGGAATTACTACGTTACGTTTTGGCAAACACAAAGGCGAGCAACTAAAGAGTGTTCCGCCTGACTATCTAGTTTGGTTATGTGACTGGATTGATAGTGATGCGGATCGGAGTCAAAGCTTTACCGTTTTGCGAAGAGCAATTTCGAATTACTTGGGGATGGAGTCCAATGAACAGTAAAGATCGGAATGCTTGTTTTGAATTGCGATCGGATAGACATAGCTATAATGGAATAGATGCCGTCTATATGTATTGGCGGGAACTTGGAGTTAATGTGCGAACGGCAAAATCGTTAGCGGTTAATGAGATAAAAACGGTTGAACAATTACAAAACGAAAGCCTAATCAATATCTGCCGATTGCCTAATGTTGGCGCTTCCAGTGTTGCACAATTGCATCGATTTGCAAATTGGCCGTTGGATGCTAGTGCTTATTTCGTTGACGATAAGTATCATTCAGTTACGCCAGCGTTCCTAGATAAAGTAAAACAAGAAATCAAATTCGGTTTGTGGAAACACAAGTGATCGGCAGACAGTTCGATAAGTTAACGGTGACAAGATTTGCTGGTTTGGCAAAGACCGGCCATCGTTACTTTAAGATGTGGGAATGTCTATGTGAATGTGGTAATGTTCGTTTAGTTCGACAACGTAATTTGCTTGATGGCAAGACAAAATCTTGCGGATGTAAAACAAAGGAAAACAAATGAGAGTAGCAACCGAACTAGAATATGTTACGCCCCCGTATGCACATCAAGAAGAAGCACTAACTCTGGCATGGGGTAATCCGGCGTTTGCATTTTTCCTTGAACAAGGAACCGGAAAATCTAAAATTGTCGTTGATGAAACCGTTAACCTTATCAAACGAGATTTGATCAACTGCGTAGTTATTCTGGCACCAAATCAGGTTCACGAAAACTGGAAGGAACAATTCGAAATCCACGGTCCACCCAATTTTGACCGTTGGCAAATACAAGTTTACAAAGCGAAATCAACCCCAAAAGCCCGCGAGCGCCAGGAGCAATTGACTCGAACCATCATCAATTCGGGTAAAGTGCTAGTGTTTCTGATGAATATTGAGTCGTTAAGTCACGATTACGCAACTAAGTATTTGTATCGAGTGTTGCGTGCTCGTAAGAATACCTATCTATGCATTGATGAGTCACACAAGATCAAGTCAAACTCAGCAATTCGCACTAAAACCGCAATCAAAATGGGCGAATTTGCCAAATACCGTCGTATTGCTACTGGAACGGAAGCGGAAGAGGGAATCCACAATCTCTATACCCAAATGAAGTTCCTTGACTGGCACATCATCGGATTCAAATTCTATACGCCATTCAAGAATATGTATTGTGTAATGGGTGGTTACGAAAACCGACAGATTGTGGGTTTCCAAAACCAACCACTCCTGGCGGCAAAGATCGCACCATACGTCTACCAAAAACGCAAGAAAGACTGTCTCGATTTGCCAGAGAAACTATACGTGACGCATCACATTGAAATGACTCCGGAACAAGACCAACTCTATGATCGTTTGGAAAACGAACTGTTACTAGAGTTCGATGATGGCAAACTACTAGATGTTACCATGGTATTGTCACGACTAGTAAAGTTGCAAGAAATACTGTGCGGACATTTGCATGTCGAAGGAACTGTCCAAACCATTCCAAGTAATCGTGCTGCTTTGGTATCGGAACTAGTTGATGGATCACAAAAATCCATTGTGTTCTGTCGTTTCGTTATGGATGTGAGTTTAGTGACGAAACAACTAGAGAAAGACAAGATCGGTTGCATCGGTATCACTGGCGAAACAAAGGAACGTCTAGAGTTCATCAACTCCTGGCGCAAGAACCCGCAACTAAAGGCTTTGGTAATGACTACTTCTACTGGCGGAACAGGATTAACGTTGAATGAAGCGAACAATACCATTTTCTACTCTAATCACTGGTCGGCAACTGATAGATTGCAAGCAGAAGATCGCAATCATCGCATCGGTCAATTCTTTCCAGTAACATATCACGACATTGTGGTTAGACGAAAGGTTGACTCTATGATACTGAAAGCATTGCGGAAAAAGTCCAATTTGGCGGAACGGTTCCGCAACATGATGGATGAAGGCAAGGCAAAAAACATCGTAGACTTTTTGCGGGAGGATTGAATGGCGGAATGGCAACTAACTAAAGATGAATGGGAAACGTTCATCAATGCACAAGAAGAAAAACATAATAGAATATTCGATATGCTTACTAGCATTGTTGATACTTTGGAACGAATGGAAAACACGATTGACAGTATAGAATCGACAACCGATAACATTGAGGCAAATACAACAGAGGATGAACCGGAAGATGAGTGAGGATTTATCCAGTTATAGTCTAACGATTACCAAATACGATGAAAATGGTAAAAACGTTGATGAAATAACGGTTGATGGTTACGGTTCACTTGAAGAACTAATGAGTGAACTGGAAAACCAAATGGATAGGAAAGGATGGGATCGTTACGATAGCACTATAGAAGATGATGATGAAATAAATGAAGGATCGGCCCATGAACAATGATGATTACATCGAAGAAACTAAGCCGGAAGCAAATCAACTCGGTAAGATATCGAAACTCGGCGTTGATTTCATCCGGCTTGCTAACGAAATCAAGCAACTGGAAAACTTGCTAGAGTCACGCAAGAAACAATTCAATCATGTATCGGAAGTCGAATTGCCAGAGGCAATGGCGGAAGTTAACATGAAGGAATTTGCGCTAATCAATGGTTTCAAATTGCGTGTTAAACCATTTGTAATGGTTACGCTTCCGAAAGATCATGTGGAAGCTGCCGATAGATGGTTAGTAGAGAATGGCCATGATGGAATGGTCAAGCATAACATCGAAATTCCGGTAAAAGGGATTCCGAGAGATGTGCTAAATGTGTTGAAAGAACGTATCGACTCGTTGGGCTATGCTTACAATGATACGAAGTCGATTCACTATCAAACGCTTCTAAAGTGGGGGCGCGAAATGGAAGAAGAAGGAGAAACAATACCAGAAGACATCTTCAAAGTGCATCGCGGACAAAAAACAGAGATCACAGAGTAATCTTCAAAGTATAAAGGACAAAGTTATGTCTGAATCCGAAAGCAAAGAAGTCGCCAATCGTGGTATTGACGACGAATCACTCATTGCAGAAGCGGAAGGTAATGTTGGATTTTCCAAAGACGAATCCATCATCCCTTTCACCCGCATTCTGCAACCATTGTCGCCGCAAATGGGCAGCACTCCTGGCGCACAACCCGGAATGTTCCTTAATATCGCAACCGGAAGGTTGACTGATGGTAAGGAAGGCATGAACATCGTTCATGTTATGCATCAATGGAACTATACTGAATGGGTAAAGCGTGAAGATGGCGGTGGATTCATTGCAGATTGGGGTGATGATGAAGCCGGTTGGCAGGCTCAGTGCGAAGGCGCACAGAAACATGCTTACAAACCCGAAACCAAAGATGGGCACGCTATCGTTAAGGCACGCCACTTCTTTGTCTTCAATTTGTTCGATGACGGAACGTATGAGCCGACTATTCTGCCGTTTACCGGCACTGCACTCAAAACGGCCAAGCAATGGTCTTCGATGATGCAAAATGCACCAAAGATTGAAACATCGAAAGGATTCATCGTTCCGGCTTACCAATACTATGTCTACAAAGTAACAGTAGAAGAAGTCAAGAACAGCAACTATCGTTGGTATGAGCCGAGGATCAAGTTGTTGATGAAGGACAACAAACCCGTTTCGATCAAGGATTACGAAACCGGAAGGGAAATCTGGAAGAACGTGATTTCATTCCGCGATAGTTTGAAGTCTGGCACTATCAAGGCGGCATCACAGGAGGAATATGCCGGAACTGAGGCGGAAGATCGTTACTAATTAGAAAACATCTACCAATGCTGTGCGCCAGGAGTGGTGAATTACTCCTGGCGTATTGGCGCGAAAGGAACAAAGTAATGAGTGAAGACAAATTGCGTAGAATTGAGAGTCTACTTGAAGGATTGGTTTCGAAAATCGACAATCTAGAAACCAAAGTAGAAGAACTATACAACGACTTTGAAGAAGACGAATACAATGTAAAAGTGGAGGAAGAAAATCGTTTCATCAGTAGTGATGAAATCTACCAACACGGGCAAAAAGTGCCGTATAACAAAATCGAAGGGCCACAAATCCACAAGTTTCGCAACTTCCTAGCATATATCAGGATGAATGAAGACAAATTCACTAGCAAGGAATTTGACTTTGCTGGTTTTGCTGATAAGAATTTCAGTGATATTCGTATCAGTGACAATATGAGAGGAATACTTGGCGAAGCTTATGCAAAAGCCTATAAGACTCCTTGGACTTTCAAATTCATTCGTGGTTATCTCTACAAATGGCAAGGGCGTAAAGCGTGGGAGTGGCAAGACGGAACTCGTGATTAACAGAAGGAAACGAAAATGGCTTTCCAAACTGATTACGAATCCCGGCGTCGATCTAGAGTGCTAGGCTTGTCAATTGATCACATTTTGACAGGCTTCAAAAACATCATTGTGTTTAGTGATCAAAGACTGTGGGAAGATGTTGCGTTTGCGGAAATACAACAGGAAGCGGTAGACTTGTTGCTCCTGGCGCAAGAGTTGGAAAAGAAGCTGAGTGCCGCTGCTAACATTTACGCAACGTTCAATCCGGATAATCCAGAGGCAACAACTGTGCCGAAAGAATTGCAAGCATAACGGAATGGGTTGTTTAGGCTCCAAGACATGACGGGCGCACATGGCCACATGGTTAATCTCTTTTAGTAACGATCATCCCAATTGTAGCTTGACCAGTCGTTACTTGAGGAAAAGTGTCTAAACGTAAAATGCAGCACTAAAGATTAGCCGGCGCCCACTAAAGAGGTAAACAAATGATAATTGTGTTCGATACAGAAACCACCGGATTACTGGCACCAATGGCAGCGGATGTAAATCATCAGCCGTATTTGGTAGAGTTTTTCGGGATGAAACTCAATTGGGATTTCGAAACGTTAGAAGTGCTGAATTTTCGTTGCCGTCCACCAATCATGATTCCGGAAGAGGCAACGAAAATTCATGGAATAACCAACGAAGATGTTTCGCATTGCAAACGTTTTGCAGAACACTTCCTTGAACTAGGTAATTTCTTCCTAGGAACAAAAGTTGCAGTTGGCCACAACTTGATGTTCGATACGATGGTTTTGCATTGGGAATTAGCTAGGATCGGTAGGGTAACATCATTTCCGTGGCCAATGCGGCAAATATGCACTGCCGAAATCAGTCAACAGAACAAGGGATTTAGACAGAATCTAACTGATTTACACATCGAACTGTTTGGAGTCGGATTTACCGATGCCCACTCTGCCAGTGCCGATTGTGCAACAACTAGTAAATGCTTTATCGAAATGGTGAACAAAGGGATGATAGCAATATGACCGAACTGGAAATGCGAGCCGAATTGCCTTACGGCATGTATGTTTGTTCCGATAGAGAAGTGTTATTCAATCGAAATTACCAGCCGATTTGGGAACGAAAAGGGAACATTTACCGTAAAACCAAACATGAAGAGTTTATCTGCGATGTTCGCAAGCAAGTTTACTTTTATAGTGATGTGAATGCGCCTTGGATTGATTCCAAAAAGATAAAGATTTGCACTGACATTGTTGAAGCGTTTCAACTTGGCACAGATATCATGGCGATTTGTGAACAAGTTAGAGAAGAAGATGCAACGAAAGTGGTGAAGTGGCTTTATTGCTAATGGACAACAATTATGAAAGAGCAAAACGTTGTATTATAGCATTGGAAAGTCGAGTTAGTGACGTTGAATTTGCCTTGCTATCGCTGATGGCTGTTCTGAAAGACCCAAACAAACATCATTTCTTGCCCGCATTCATTGTTGAACTAGAGCGCGATTTATTGGAATCCAGGGAAAAGTTTGGAGACAAATTGAAAGGAATTACAGAGCGAAAATCTTCCGGTTGATCGTTTCCCAATGCAAACATGCAACTAATCCTTTAGGGGTTAGTTGCATCGTTTCATCATCGAGTAATCTTTGATCGATGGCCGCACCACAGTAAGTGTGAAAGATATGGACGATTTCGTTGCCGAAATCTTGCTTGATCGCACCATACGAAATAGACTCGTTACGTTTCCGGCGATAATCAATCAAGCAAATTGTCCACAATAACAACAACTTGTCTAGCGGTTTCCAACGTAGATACGTAATCGGCATAATTACGATACCGGATTCAGGCTTGACGGATGCAGAACTGTGGCAGTAGGGTAACACCCTAAAAAATCTCCTGGCGAAATCGCATTGGGAGCGGACTATTCCGCCAGGAGAAAGTTGCTATGGTGGCACAAAGAAACACTAACCCTCTAAGAGGATGCACTAACCCTATAGGAGGATATCGTGTCGGATACCATATATAGCGATACGTCGCAAAATTCAAATGAAACTTTCGTTACTGTTGCCCAAGCCTGCCGTGGCATCTTGGCCAAACAACATTACGCAAACAAACCAATTCAATCATATGACCGAGTGAAGTATTTTAACTTCTTCGAAACAAATATTTGGTCGCTTGATGAACTCTATTCTTTATCAAAACGACTACTAAACAAACCGCAATGTTGTTTCATTCGCGCTAGACTTAAAGATCGTGATCGCCGTAGACATATGTTACGTAGAGCATATGATAGTGAAGATGGTCCGGCAACACTGATTTCGTATCGTTGTTATTGGTTTGCGTTAGATATAGATGGTTACGGAAACAGTATGGGCGATCTGTTTACCGATACGCATCAAGTGCTCCTGGCGCTCCCATCGTGTTTTCAAGATATTGATTGTTTCTCTGTCGCAAGTGCTAGTTACGGAATCAAAACTAGTATTCACATGCGATTGTTCTTTTGGTCACAAGAACTAGTAAGTAACAATGACATACTCAAAGTATTGAAGAACAATAAAGCTTGCGCCGATCTAACGATTTATCAAAATCCGGTTCAACCAATCTATACTGCCGCGCCAGTATTCAGAGACGGATTATCTGATCCAGTTAAACAACGAATTATTTGGATCAATGGTGAATTTCCCCATGTTGTTATTCCAGCAGAACAACCAAACATTGCTGGAATGCCAGAGAATACCTATACGAAACAAGAGGCGGATAAACAAGCGGCTAAGTATTATTCAAACATTAGTAGATTGTCGGGTGGAGAACGACATTCTGGATTGATCAAATGGTGTATTCCGCTTGGAAAACTAATTGGCCAGGGTCATTTCGAACGTGAAGATGTAATAGACATTGCATTTAATCATTGCAGTTTCTGGCATGGTAGACGTGATACTGACAAAGACATGAAAACGATTACCTATGCTATCGATCTCGGCATTGACGCAATGAGTGGAGAAGTGAAATGATCAATTTCGAAGAAACTGTTGCCAAAGCCCAATCATTCGAAACAGTAAGCGATGCAAGAAAATGGATCATTACGATAATTCGTGAATTAGTCGATCTAAAGCAATCTCCTGGCGGAGCATTGATATACAAGAATTTGATTAGACAAATCGTTGCACCATTTCTTCGTAAAGGAAAGAATGATTTTCAAAAGGAAATCGAAGGCTATGTCAAAGAAGAAGAAAACAAAAGAACCCAAGAAAAGTTCGATGCCGCAACTAAAGATAAACAACGAGATCAATTCGATACCGATGATAGCGGTATTGTTCTTGCAACATTAGACAACATTGTCAAAGTGTTATCAAACAACAAATTCATTGAATTTTCCTATGACAATTTTACTGAGCAAGAATTGTTTCATTTTAGCAATTCTCCATTATGGCACGAAGGATTGTCTAAACACTACATAGAAATTACTTATCCGCATGAACATGCCATTACAGGATTGAAGGTAAATCGTTGGTATAACGTATCTGGACATTTAGCGGAAATCAAATTGTATCTACATCAATTTTTCCCCGATGAACGGATATGGCGAGAATTATCTGATGCCATCACGATTGTTACTAGGCGCAATCAAATCAATGTTTACCAAGATTGGATGGACAACGGATTGCCTGAATGGGATTTTGTCGATCGGATGGATTTCTTGTTCCGTTTCGCTGGTGTAGCAGACAGGGAATGGGCAATTGTTATTGGTTACTTGATTTTCTTAGCTATTGTTGCAAGATGTTATGAGCCTGGATTTGATTACCGTGGCGTTCCCATTTTAGAGGGAATAGAAAACACTGGTAAGAGTTGGTTAACGAAATCGTTCGCTTTTGATGAACGATTTACTACACCGTTTACCTTTAGCAAGAATACAGAAGGTTACGAACCCGCAAGACAATTGCGTGGCCAAGTTGTTGTTGAATTGGCCGATAAAGGTGGAATTGATAGTAAACAACCCGATCAAGTAAAAGCATTCCTTACGTATACGCATGATGTTAACCGGCGCATGAATACTGATAATGTTGAACATTTGAAACGTAGCGCCGTTTTCATTATTACTTGTAATGAGTCTGGCGCCTATATCAAAGGTGGAGATACTGATGGTGACACTCGTTTCTATCCCGTTCGATGCAATGGCAAAATCAATGTTGAAGCTATCATTGCCGAATTGCCGCAACTCTATGCACAAGCGAAATATGTTTGGGAAATGGGAATAACTCCGCGTCCTACTGAAGAAGAAATGATTTTGCAACGTAAATACATCGCCTCTAGACAAATCAAACCAAATTATTACTATTGGGTATTGGAACAATTGAAGCTTCATCGTAACCAAATGGTGCATGAATGGGACGATGGATTTACTATGGATGAAATGATGGGTTGGATTGAAAGTGAACCTTGGTTTACCAACAAACCAAAAACACAACATCGTCGAGAAATTGCTAAAGTATTAGAGCCATATTTTCATATCGAAAGTGTAGTAAAGAAAATTCCTTCTCAATATCAAAAACCAAATGGTCCGAATACGATGCGAAAATGGCGTTACGTTGCCAAAAGCAATGTGGTATGGGACGATTTTCTCGATAATTTGGAAGACTAGAATTGCTCCTGGCGGTAGGTTACATCGATTACAGCGGTTACAGTTAAGTTTTTAGTTGCTGTAACCATCGTAAGTCTTTGAAATTGCAGGATAAAATGGAATAAAAATGTCATTACAGCTAAATAGAGAAAATAACCTTCCATCTGTTATGTCGAGTTGACATCTTTTCTCTCTATATAAGGTAAGCTAAAATTCCCTTTTAGCCGTAACCCTGTAACGTTGTTTGTTTTCAATGGGTTGCAAAATTGGTATGCTGTAACCTGCTGTAATGCGTGTAATCCTGCCGCCAGGAGCATGAACAGATATGGAACATTTGAGAAAATGTGCGCGTAACGTGTTTGTGACTTGTGGATTTTGCGCCAGGAGCGCAACATTTTGATGCCTCTGTTGCAGACATGGGCGATGGGTAGGTTGACAGTTATACACTACAAGGAAAGCCGCACTTTCTTTGTAGTGTATAGCTGTATCTAACGAAAGTGTTTTGATGCTAGAACGAGATTTGGCAGATCAGTTTACTAGCATCTTCGAAACGTATCCGTTGTTGATACCGAACAATTCTGCACAAGCTGGCTGGCCAGATCGTTTCGTTCAATTGCCTGATAGTAGAGTAATCGCAGTAGAGTTGAAAGTCGCAGAAGTAAACAGTCATCACTACTTCGTATTGAATACGTTTCGCCAAACGCAAGCAGCATGGATGGCGAAATGGGAACGAAATGGTGGATTGGGATTTTTGTTCGTTGGCGTAAAGTTTGGAGGCAAAAGAATTGGTTATCACATCATAACGTGTGATTATTGGCAAAATTGGTTAAAAGTCAACATAACTCGTTACCAACTAGAAAAGTTAGTTTTGCACGCAAACTACGAATCAGTTAGACAATGGTTCGATTACTTCATCGAACAGAGTAGTGATAGAAAGGTTCCATACAATGCCCCGATTAGACATGGGACAGATTCATTTCAATCGCGTTGATGATATGTGGTGTGCTTATTACTGTCCGCCAAGTAGAGTGGAAAGTAATGATTTCATGTTAGCATCAATTCACATTTCGGTTGTAGATGATAACGCAGAAATTAAGCAAAAGTTTGTAAAACTAGTTCAACAGATGGTAATGAGTTTATTTGAAAAAACTGATGAACATTTCAGTTCAGAACACGTAGAATGGGCAACCGAACAATTGCCTACTGACGAAAAGTTGAATTGACCAACGGCCAGGAGTATTGACAGACTCGGTGCATATGTGCGTTGAATATGTTTCGGGAGTAGGACATATGCCAGACGGATTCGAACCTCATACCGAACTAGCTAGAATCTACAATCTAAAGGAATTGATGACAAGTTGCCGTCAACTTGTTCCGGATGTAGTTCAAGTTATGCGGGATGCTTTGACTGACGAAGATATTTTCGTGCGAATGCAAGCCGCTAACATGATCATGGATCGTGGATTCGGCAAACCACGGCAGCATGTTGAATTGGCAACGAATGAAAGTGTAACGAAACGGGTTTTCATCAGTTTGCCTGACAATGGCAGGAAGGACTCGCCACTAGGCCCAACGATTGATGCGATTGTGCAACATGGCGAAAATTCACCACGGGAAACGTAACGTTTGCTAGACTCGGCCAGCACATATCAGGAAGAAATCGCATTCGGTCCACAGTCTGGACCGCAAGTGGATTTTCTTGCCACTAGTGCCGATATCGCAATATATGGTGGGGCAGCGGGTGGCGGTAAAACTTATGGTTTGTTGCTGGAAGCAGCACGACATATTGACAATCCTGATTATGGTGCCGTAATATTCCGTCGTGAAGGAGTCCAGATTACAAGTGAAGGCGGCTTGCTCGATACATCGTTTTCACTATATAACGAAATTGATGGCAGACTTAGATTGTCGCCGCAATATCAATGGCGATTCCCTAGTGGCGCAACCATTACATTCTCGCATCTACGTGGACGCGATGATGTTAACAATTGGCAAGGATCACAAATCCCGCTAATTGGTTACGATGAATTGACTCATTTCGATGAATATCAGTTTTGGTATATGCTATCGCGCAATCGTTCAATGTGTGGGGTGCAACCTTACATTCGCGCAACATGCAATCCTGATGCAGATTCATGGGTGGCCGATCTAGTCGATTGGTATATTGATCAAAGCACAGGATATCCGATTCGGGAACGTAGCGGTATAATTCGCTGGTTTGTTCGTTTTGACAACAAATTGCATTGGGGCAATTCCCGCCAGGAGTTGACTAGCACTTTCCCTGATATGTTGCCGAAATCATTTACATTCATTCCGGCAACCTTGACAGATAACGTTGTTTTAACACAACGAGATCCAAACTACCGTGCCAACCTACTCGCAATGAATCGTGTTGAACGCGAAAGGTTGTTGAATGGTAACTGGAAAATCAAACCCGAAAGTGGATCGTATTTTCCGGCGATAAATGTAACGATTATTCCGGCCATTCCTACTGATGTTAAATCATGGGTCCGGCGTTGGGATTTAGCAGCAACCGAACCAAGCGAAACGAATCCGAGTCCATCAGCAACGGCATCCGTTTTGATGGGTAGACGATCTGATGGTCGCATCGTAATTGCTGATGCTATCAACATTCGTAAAAACGCTAGTGTTGTGCGTGAAGTAATGAAATCGATTGCGAGTCAGGACAAATCACGTTTTAATCGCGTAACCATTGTGATTCCACAAGATCCTGGCCAAGCGGGCAAAGATCAAGTAGGTTCACTTACGAAACATCTTGCTGGTTACAGAATCAAATCGGTTAGGGAAACTGGCGCAAAGGCTACACGTGCAGAACCATTTTCCGCACAATGGCAAGCCGGAAACGTTGAAATAGTGGAAGGAAAATGGAATAAAGATTTCTTGCTCGAAATGAGTGCATTTCCTGGCGCAGAGCATGATGATTACGTTGATGCATCAAGTGGCGCTTTCCTAGAATGTATTGATAATCAATACGATAAATGGGTTGCGTTGGCATCATGAGCGAAACAACATCACGTTTCGCCAAATTCTATAAACGTTTCGACGGATTCATGAATGTTTTGTCTGGTCTTGGTAGCGGAATGGATCGCACCATGGCCACAACACAAACAACGCCAAGATCACTAAGGAATCGTTTCGGATATAGATATTCCGATATAGATTTGGCTGATCTATACTTAACCAACGGTTTAGCACAGAAAATCATAGATCGGCCAAGTGACGATTCTGTGCAACGCGGAATCACTATAGAAGGTGACGAAGACGATTTGATGCATGACGAATACGATCGTTTGCAAGTATTAGCAAAACTGGCAAATGCATTGCGTTGGTCTAGATTGTTTGGCGGCGCAGTAATGTTGCTAATTGCTAAAGATGGCGGCGATCTAAATGAACCGCTTGACTTGAACAATCTAGACAGTATTGATGAAATTCGTGTCTATGACATAACGGCTGTTCGCGGAACTGATCGTTTCTATGATGATCCGAACGATCCAGAAACGTTTGGCAAAATGGAGTTTTACCAACTCCTACCGCCAGGAGTAGAATCCTTTGAAATTCACGAAACAAGGTTGATTCCACTTGGTGGCGAGCCGATGCCGACTCGTTACAGTAATTCCAATATGAATGTGGTTCGACTCCCATGGGCCGGGCGATCTTCACTAGAACCTTGTGCGCCAGACTTGATTCGTTACCAACAAGGATTGGAATGGTCATTACGGTTACTTGAACGTAAACAACAAGCCGTTTACAATATGAACGGACTTGGCGAAATGCTTAATCAAGGCGATGATGCAATGGTGCAAGCGCGCATCGCCATGGTTGATATGACTCGAAGCAATTTGACTTCGATTGTTGTTGATAAAGACGATGTGTTTACCGTATTGACTGCGGGCATGGATGGAGTCGATGCCATGCTGAAAGAATACCAAACAGCATTGTCGGCATGTTCAAACATTCCGCTTATGATCTTGTTTGGTGAATCATCGAAAGGAATTGGTAACACTGGCGGCGGAAGTCTCGAATCTTATTACGGAATGGTTGCCCATATTCAAAGCGTAATAGCTAGGCCAGCACTAGAACGTTTGACTTCCGTTCTATGGGTGCAAAAGTCTTTGAAAGGCAAAGTTCCCGATAAGTGGAAAATCGAGTTTAATCCGTTGTGGATGGCGACCGATTTGGAGAATGCACAAACTGATTTCGCTAGAGCACAGGCTAATGCCGCAGAAGTAACGATGTTGGTTAGCCTGATGACAGAACAAATTATGACTCCAGAGGAAGTGCGCGAAATCGTAGTTAACAAGTATAGTGAATACGATTTCCCAACGGATTTGCCTGCCGTAGAAACAAACGTTAACTATGCAGAAGGAGTCGATACAACACTGATGGATGTTCCTTCCGATCCTAACGTGCAAGCGCCAGGAACGAAAGTGGTAATCAATGCTAACCCGAAACAGTAGACACAAACGCAAACCAATCAAAAAGATGAAGTTTCCGCATGGGCATGAATATGCCTATCGTAAATTGTTGCTTAATCTGAGCCATACACTTAAACTTTCGATTAAGAAACATCTTGCGCCAGTAGTGCCAAAAATGGCGGCAGAAGCTGGCGATATACATGCTTTGCCAACCGGAACGATTGTGCGACAAGATGCATGGCAAGATGATATGCGTCGTGCCATGGATAAAATCGCTAGAGAAATGGTTGATCCTACTGATAGAACCATCAAACAAATGATTGCGTTAGGACCACAGATAAATCGTTACAACAAAGATGAATGGCGGCAATTGGTTCGTTCACAGTATGGAGTCGATCCAACTAAGGAAGATCCTGAAAGATTCAATGCATTACTAGCACAATGGTCGCGAAACAATGCATTGTTGATCAAAGACATTCCTACAAAGACAATGAATCAGATTCAGCAACTATCTACGCAAGCTTTGCTGTCTGGTAAAACCGTTTCGGACATGACTAGTGAAGTTTACGATATCATGGCAGAACGAACGGATGTTACCGATTCGAGAGCAAAACTAATTGCGCGTGATCAAGTTGCTAAGTTGAATGGACAACTAACGCAACAACGTCAACGTGACATTGGAGTTGAAGGTTACATTTGGCGAACGGTTGGCGATGAAAGAGTCCGTGATACACACGAAGAGGTAGATGGCCAATACTTTAGTTGGGATAATCCGCCTTCCGAAACGGATGATAATCATCCGGGCGAAGATTATCAATGTCGTTGTTGGGCCGAACCAGTTTTGCCAGAGTTTCTAGAATTTCAGGCATCATTACTAGATGCAGAAGAAATGGAAGATGCATGATGGTAATGAGGTATGACTACATCGAATTGAAAGCGGACGTTTCGAAAGAAGGATGGATTAAGGACAAGCCTGTTGTTACGCGCGCGGGTATTTTTGAATATCGCGGTATCGATGGCAAAGTGAAACGAGAGTTTAGACCCGAAACGGAAGTTTTCTCTAGTGATAGTCTCGTTAGTTTGGCGGGCGTTCCAATTACTGATGGGCATCGCGGGATCGTTAATCGTGACAATACAAGCGGCATTATTGGCACTGTTCTTTCTCCTGGCGTAAAGGAAGATTCGAACGTTGTTGCCGATATCATTATTCATGATCCGAACAAACTAGGTAAGAAACGAGAATTGTCCCTTGGTTATACTTGCGAAACCAAGGAAACTCCTGGCGAGTGGAATGGACAACGTTATGATTGTGAGCAATTCAATATTCGCTACAATCATTTGGCAGTAGTAACGAGAGGACGTGCTGGTAACGCCAGACTCCGACTAGATTCTGCCGATGCTGTTAGTGGTAATTTCGAATTAGAAAAGGAACCGGATATGTCTGACAATACCAGCAAACTTGTAGTGATTCGGCTGGACGAAATTGATTACAATGCTGCACCGGAAGTTGCCAATGCGCTAAAGAAGGCAAGGGATGATATCATTGCCATTCAGAAGCGTTTTGACAGTTTGGAAGCGGAACGAGATGCTTTCAAGACAAAATGGTCCGATGCCGTAAAGGCTGCGGAAGAAACCCGCCTTTCCGCCAGGAGCGAAGTTAAGGCTCGACTTGAACTTGAAACGATTGCTAAGAACTATTCGGTAAAGTGTGACGAATCTGATAGTGACCGTTCTGTGCGTGAAAAGATTCTTGCTAAGTTGAACGGTGGACTTCGTTTCGATGGCAAATCCGATGATTATGTTGATTCGGCATTTGAAATTGCCATGGTCTACGAAGGTGATAAGAACAAGAAGGTTTCTGGTCAGAAACAGCGTATGGATAAATCTGACGGAAAGCGGAATGATGAAAATGTTCCCGCTGCCGTTTCTGGAAGGGAACTAATGTTGAAGCGACTTCGTGGTGAAGTCGAAGAGAAAACGGCGGCGTAACAATGCCATCCAAAAGCAAAGCACAAGCTAATTTCATGCGAGCCGCAGCACGTAGCAAAAAGTTTGCTGCTAAGGCTGGAATCTCGCAGAGTGTAGCAAAGGAATTTGCTAAGGCGGATAGCAAACGTGGAACGAAACATCTTCCAACTCGGAAAGGTTAGGATATCAAAATGAGTGATCGTATTATGGAACGTGATGCGGGCGATCCGGAAATCAACCCGCAAGTTGTTGCCAATTCGTATGCACAATATCTTAGTGTTGCCTTCGCTGGTATGAAGGGCGACTCTATGGATGATAATGTTGATACTTTTGCTTGTGCAACGAATCCAATTGGTTTCGGACTTGTATGCAGTCGAACTGTTGCGGGCGCACTTACTATTGCCCAAGGTGGCGCTATTCCTATTGGTGTTTCGTTGCATGATCACACCATTGCATCGCGTGGTGGTTATATTCAATACGATGCAGTATCAGTAATGAACCGTGGCAAGGTTTGGTGTCAAGTTGGCACTGATACCGCCAACATTGTTGATGGCGCCTATGTTGCTTACGAAACTGCAACGGGAAAAGTGTTGTTTACTCCTACGGGAAACACTGTGCTTCCGAAAGCAATTTTTCGCAGTGGTGTAGTTGCAGTTTATGATATTACTTACACTACCACAACGAATATTGCACTTGTCGAATTGCACTATGGGTTGTCGGTATAACAACGAAATTTAGGAGTTACTCCAATGCCGTTCGATACAGCCGAAACCCACACTCGTTACGATGAAAGGTGGGCAATTTCTCTTGCTGATGCAGCAACGAAATTGTTTCATGAAGATGCACTAGGGGATTCCGTTAGTGTTGGCGTATGGCTTGCGAGAAACCTTGATTATGTTGTTTCCAAGGTTTACACTCGTTTGCTTCCCGCAATCAATGCGAATCGCTTGGTTCCTGATGATACCAGCATCCCTGAATGGGTTGAAACAGTAACGACTACACAATACGATGCCGTTGGCATGGCCAAAGTCATTGCAAACTATGCTGATGATTTGCCCCGTGTTGATGTTCGTGGCGCAGCCAAAACTACCACAGTCAAAACGATTGGTGATAGTTATGGTTATAACGTTAACGAATTGAGAGCATCGCGTGCTACTGGTATTGGTCTAGATCAGCGAAAGGCTGATGCGGCCAGGAGGGCGGTTGATCTAAAGATTGCCAGTATTAAACTTAACGGAGATGCAACGTTTGGACTTTTCGGATTGTTTAATAGTCCGAATATTCCAGAGGCGATTCTTCCTACACTTGGCGATTGGACTACTTTGACTGGCGATCAAATCTATGCCAATTTGATCTACATGCGAACCGCTTATCAGCAACAGAATCTTGGTGTGCATGTTGCCAATTTTCTTGAATTGGCGCCGAAAGCTTTTGTCGCAGCATCAACCAAGATGATTACGAGTCCGACTCCTACTTCTCCGCTTTCCGCATTCCAAGCAAATTTCCCTGAAATCACTGTCGAAATGATTTGGGAACTGCAAGGCGCCGGAACTGGCGTTAAAGATTTGGCTCTTCTTTACGAGCGCAGCCCTGATAACTTGGCGCATCTTTATGTCATGCCGTTTACGCAACTTCCTCCGGAAGCACGGAATCTGGAAATTGTCGTTGACTGTATGGCACGTTCCGGTGGCGTTCAAATCTTCTATCCCTTGTCATTGTTGAAGGCAATGACTACTTAATGTTGCTGTGAGGAAATCATCATGGTTTGGGTAATTAACAAATCGCAACGTGCATACAACATTGGCGGTGTGCTGGTTTCACCATTGATACCAGTTCAAATCGATGATGATTTTCTTAACAACGAACGAGTAAAGGAGATTCTTGCAGATGGAGACATCGAAAGAACAGAAGAACCGAGTCAGTCCGCTAATGAAACCAACCCGGCAAGTAGTGATAACCAATCCGGAACAAGCGGCACTAATGAATCCCGGCAACAACATGCTAGTAGTAAACAAACTGACAACGACCTACCACCTATCCCCAAGAGTCGCTGAAAATATGCCGCCTGTGCAACAAGCGAATCGTTCTTTGGGAGTAAGGGTTAAAGGTTTCGTTGAAAACATCGTAAAGAAGTAGGAGTCATCTATGCCTTACGTAAGAGGTTTTCTAAACATCGTTTCGGGTGATCAACCCGATAATTCCCTTCCGGGTGGGGAACATCCGGATCAGGGACTCCCTGGCGCGCCATTGGTCCCTGGCAATGCCCTACCGTCCCCACCATTGGGCGTGTGGCCACCTCCGACAATTTCGCATCCCATCGTGCCCGCGCCTCCGAATGTGCCTCCTGGCACGATTTGGCCAAGTCCCGGTCGTCCAAGTAACGAATTACCTTCGACTCCTGGTAGGCCGAGTCAAGGACTCCCTGGCACGCCAGATAATACACTTCCGCAACAACCTGGCAGGCCGGATCAAGGTTTGCCTTCGACTCCTGGCAGGCCAGATAACTCGTTGCCATCTAGTTCGTTTTGGGTTGTTGCCGGAATCCCTGGTGTTGGCTGGCGCTACATTTGTGTAGACCCTAGCTTGGAAGTTGGAATGCCTTTGCCTCCGACAGCAACACCTAAGAAGTAATGGGGTCAAAATGAAAAAATTGCTGCTAACTACTACGCTTTTGCTTGGTTTTGCCAGTGCTGCTAATGCAACCATTATTGCAACGTTTGGTCAGACTGAAGATGTAAATACGGTTTTTGCAACGGATAATGGCGCGTTCACAACTATCGTTGTGAACAATTCCATTGCGGGAATCAATGTTTTCGCTGGCGGAACTCTTAGTAGTGCAGTCTTTAGTATGCACGCTAGCAGCACTGACAATGCAACCATTGTTGGTCCGGCAATCATTCAGCATTATAGTGGAACGTTTTGTTTCACTAGTCTGAATGGTTGCGCTGGCATTAACTATCTTACCGGAACGTTTTCGGATGCTGCGTTTGGTGCTAATGGTGGACCGGGACTCGTTTTGAATGTGAACAATCCGCCCGATACGCTAGTGCTCACTTCATCGGTTATTGCTGCAAGCGAACTAAATCCACCATCATCGTTTAACCTTGGTTTTACTAACCTAGGGCCAGCACTTCATGTCGATGGTCAAACGATTGGTGCATTCACTGCGGCATACGCTGGAAACGTTTCATCTAATCTCGCTACGGTTCCGGAACCAACCAGCATGGCACTATTGGGAACCGCAGTGCTTGGAATTGGAATGCTTGCGAAAAGGCGTAAATCGCTTTAATGGACACTAGAACATTCATTGCGGAAATGCCACCACATTACGATAATGTGGTGGCGATTCTGCAACTATTTTTTCCGCAATACTTTGATCCGGATTCGCCACTATACGTTGATCCGGAAATCATGACTCAGCTCATTTGGCTTGCGGAAGAAACTAGACCGTGGTGTTTGTCAGAAGATCGACAAAATTTCGCGCAAGCAATGTATACGGCTTATCTAGTTTCATTACGTAATGAAACTAGTTCTGGCCAGACTGTAACCCCTGTGTCTGGCCCTATCACTTCCGAAAAGGAAG